TTATTATTTAATTCCATCAATACTTCTGATACATTAGTACCAGTAAAACCAGTAGTATCTTTACTTAATTTAATTTGAGTATCTAATGATTCTGGATATAATTCATTATAACCAGAATCATTCTTTTGTTTCATTGTAATATTATATTTAGACATTTATTTCCATTCTCCATTTGATCCTATTTTTACGATACATTGTTTCCAAGCACCATTAACGCCATAATAAACAGTACCTTTAACCCATTTATTATTAACTCCTACATATACATTGTTATCATCTGATGAAGTATCTTGCCAAATAGCATATACAGTTCTTACATTATTATTCCATTGTTCCACCCATGTTTTATAAGAACCAGAAGAAGTAGTAGACCATCCTAACAATATATGATCTGCATAAGACAATGAAGGCTCAGTAGGAATATTATTAGTTTTAGTTCCGGTGCCATAATAATAATTTGTACTACTACTACTACTACTAACAGTAATTCCACCATTTTGAGGATAATAAACCATTTGCTCTTGTTTTTTATAAACCCCATAAAGAGTGGTGTAGCCAGCGCCGTAGGCTTGTTTATAGTCTGTATAACTTACAGAGCTACTTGACGACGATATACTCCATCCCTGAAAAGAATAGGAAGAATCAGATAAACATGAAGTATTAACAGTTCCATAATCAGTAGACATTACATGCCCACCATCATGATCTCCTCTTCCATAATAATACGCATCAGTCGTCTTTGTAGAAACAGAAACAGATTGTCTTGAACTACTTCCTCTATAATAATATTTTGTGTCGGTAGTAGTCCCCCCACCTTTAAAATAAACCCCATAAAGAGTGGTGTAGCCAGCATTATAAGCCCGTTCATAGTCTGTATAATGAAAATCGGTGGTTCCGTCCTCTGTTGCCCACCCCTGAAATTCATAAATGCTATCTGCCGCACAAGAAGTAGTCACTGATCCATAAGTGGTCGAAACATCTCCTTCTTCATATACACCTTTACCATAAATATAAGAAGTTTCTTTTTCTTCGTATGCTGTCACAGATCGTCGAGTACTATTGCCTCTATAATAATATCTTGTACTTGTAGAAGTTTCACCTTCTTGACTATATATGCAATATAAGGTCCGTCTATTAGCTGTAGCCCAACTATTCAAAAATTCCATGTGAGCATCATAAATACCATTCCTGCTGGAATCAGTCGAGGCGCCAATTAAATTCCATCCTACTAATGTGCATTCACTACGCAAGTTTGGATTGTCAAGACTGTTAAGTAACTTAGAACTACTAAATCCTTTATAATATACTGTTGCAGCATATTTAGGTAAATCTAAATAATATACATAACTGGCGCTACCAACAGTAATAGCTGTATCATAATATGTATCACATAATACAATTTGCAATTCTAAGGAGCTTTCTTCTGGATAGGCATCTAAAGTAACATATCCAGAACTTCCAGACAATCTTCCTTTATACCAATAACGATAATTAGTAAAAGAACCACCTATATAAATATAATAATTACTTGTTCCTCTAACTTGTATTCTCGCCCCATCATTAAACCCATTAGGCCCAACCCATGATGCAGAAGTAGGTTTTGCAAAATTAGCCATTATATCTCTCCTTTAAGCATCATAAGCAATCAAAATAGCGCCATTAGTAACCCCTGGTAAACTGGAAGTGTTACCATGCAAAATGATCTTATAAGGTAAATAAGATTCAGGTATCTTTCCACCAGACAATTCTGCTCTCTGACTTAAAGCAGTATTCATTTCACTTATAGTTTTATTGAAAATAGCCATAGTAAATTGATCTGTGCCTACATAAGCAGTTATGTCATTACCACTTGTTGACGCTTCTGATGCTCTAACTACATCACTCATAATTACCAACCTCCTTCATCAGCTTGTGCCCAAGTCAATCCTAATTTATCAATATCAGCAAATGTTTTGCTTAATGCCGTTACTTCATCGAAAGTATATGCCTGAGCAATTTCCCCGCCAGTTACTTGAAACCAAACATCTCCTGTTTTTATGTCTGCAGGAGGCTCAGTGCTTACCTTTATAATATCAGGCTTATCTTGAGGTTTAACAGTTTCTTCTACTGCAACTATTTTAGTAGTAATACTGTTTATTGTTTCCGCAACCATTTTCTTTGTATCAAATTGTGCATTTTGTAATTGATTCAAAGCATTTGAATACTGAAAACGGTCCCAACTATTCTTAAATTCTTGCCATATTTCTCTATCATTCTTATGAATATCTTGGCTTCTTTCTGAATATTTCATATACAAATTATCCCTTTTTACGTAACTTCTCCAGTTATTTGAAACCAAAAATCACCAGGTTGTAATCCCTCCGGCTCTTCTTGAGATACTACATATCCAATCGTATACCAATTCAAAGTATATTCTTGAATAGCATTTAAAGTATCATTCATTGTATTAAAATAATCAGCAGTAATTATTTTTTTCTGATGATCGGGAATTTGCTCCAAAAACTCATTTGCGGCCTCTATATCTCCACGGCTCATAGCAGATTGATATTGTTGAATCAACTCTCCATCTTCTGCCGTTATATTTTGCAACGTCTCAAAAGTTTGTATTTCATCAGGAAAAACAGTCATATTTTCACTTCCTTTTTAAGATAAATCAAGAGTATACGTGCCTGGTTTATCAACAACAATTTGACGATAAGCCCATAACTCACTTTGATTTAAATAACGGACATAATAATTCCCTGCGTTTGGTAATTGCAAATTTAATTTATAATTCTCAGTAGTCCCGGAAGCAACTAATACTTCTCCTGTATCTAAAACTTGTATAGGCGTTTTTTCATACATTGTTGTTATATCTAAATAAATATATTGATTGCTATTAGAAGTTGTATAATATGGATAAAACGTAATAGCATTAATATTCATAGATACAGAATCAGAATAAGTAACAGAAAAAGATTTTATTATGTACTTTTTTTCTTCTTGTCCTCTTGCTGTATGAGTAAATAAAATATTAACATCTAACCAAGGAATAGGCAAAGTAGATAAAGTAATACTATCATTTAATCTTGTTGCCCAATAAAGCTCTATATTTGCTCTTTGCAAAGCTAAATCATCATTTATGATATTATCATATTCTCCACCATAACACACTTTGCGAATTTCACCAATAGACCCATGCACATAAAAAGGACTATTCACATTCAAATCTTTAGCAATAGCATATACTTGGTCATGTCCCAACAAAATATACGGAGGCTCTTCATACCTAAATTGAATTACATAATACTCTCCTTCAGAAAGCGACCTAATAATAGTACCGTTAGGATCAGCTAAAGATTTAGGCTGTGATCCATCTGCATTCATAGATACAAATTCAAAATTTCCAGAACCAGAAGGAGCGATAAATCCCAATGTCTCATTATAATCATAAGCCTCTGATCCAGCAGAGTTGGGCAATGTTAAAACATTAACATTAGCACCTTCATATCTAATACTCTTTATCTCAGGAGTTTCACAATAATAATCTACTTCGTTAGTTCTTCCATAAACTTCTATAACATTTTTCACTGATTCAAAATCTGTATTTACATCTTCACCAATCAATACATCTTGCAAAATTGAATCAGTCATTGTTATCGGTTCATCTTCATCAGCGGGAATAGGTTCATAATGAAATATACCATCTATATCAAAATAAACTTGATAATTAGGAAGAATATCTCTAAGTTCTTCCAATAAATTATACAAAGTCCCGCCCCTATCTATTTGTATATCATAAGGAACTTCTTGAATTACACCATCAACATTCTTACACTCTTCTACAACATATTGCTCAAATCCTGCTAATTTAATAGTTGCAATAATAGCATCTCTTACGTTGCTACCTTCTGGAATAAGAGTAGGAACACCAGGTAAATATCCATTCCTTAATCCAGTCATTTTTGCCATTAAATCTAATCCCTGCAATGACAAAGAATTGGTAGTAGCATCATAAGTCCATGAAGGAGCATTAACCATAAATATACCTTGATTATACCATTGTATCTCTCCAGTGAGTATATTATTATATCCAACTAATATCTTTATATATTTATCTAACCAAACATTGCTTCCTGGTTCTGCATTGAATTTATCATCTACTGCAATTAATGTTAAATTACAACTTCTTCTTAAATCACTATCTGCATCAACATCTATTGATAAATCCATTAAACTTCCACTTATCTCATCGTCCACTTTATATTGTCCAGATTCAAGAGATAAAATTTGAATTTTAAGATATAATGCAGTATTCTTTTGTTTTAATATCTGTAAATCTGCTTGACTAAGACTTATCATATTAATACTCCAAAGGAATCATCCCATTATTATATAAATCATCTCTATTATTTGGTTCGCCTATTTCTGTCCAAGAAGAAGTTACTGTTGTTATTCCCATACCATAATTTGCGTTATAATCAACAGAAGGAGAATCTACAATAATAGCAAGCCAAGAATTTCCGTTCCAATCTTTAATAACTTTCGGCTTTTTATTAGTCAAAAATTGTAATATTCTATTAGTTTTATCAACAATTTCTCGACGATTTATTATCCCATTTTTTTCAAACCCATCAGGGAATATATTACCTGTAATACCGCCCGTTTGATAATTAGGTGTCCCATTATAAATAATTGTTGGATACTTTTTTCCGAAGACTTGATAAACTCCTACTTGCTGATTCTGCATTGTAGTAGAATAACTAACGCCATTATAAAATTTAATAATACTATCTACATCACAAACAAAAACTCCTCTAAAATTAACAAGAATTTCATTTGTAATATATTCCATTTCATGTCCAAAAGTATCAACAGGAACAAGAGCATATTCATAAATAGTATTATTTTCTGAAACTAAATTATCATAAAAATGAAAATTATATTCTCCTCTGCGGTTTAACTGAAAATCTTGAATAGTAATCCAATCAAAATCGCCCTTAACTCTTCTCTTAAACCGAACTCCATCAGCAAATGAAATCTGACCTAACGAACTTCCTGCATCTAAAGTCCCATCAAAATGAGCATCCATAATAGTATCTATTCCCCATCCATCAGGAGGGACATTAGTGTAATTAATATTTGTATTTTTAGAAACTATTAAACGATCATATATACCGCCTTTTATTTTTACAGTAGTAAATACATCGCCTTGACTAAAAGGAAGAGGATCAACCGAATTTCCATCTGAATAAAAATTATATCCTAAAAGTCCTATCATGTCTGTTCCCCTAAATTCTCTATAATTAATTCAAATAAATTATCTACGTATTTGACCCATAAAAATAACTGATCTTTATCTTTAGGAATAGGTATTGCATCACTAAAAACAACATGCACATCTTTAATTGATGTTAAATCAGGATGATTGTCGGCATGTAATTCAAACCAGGCTAAATTTTCTTCCTTGTCCTCATTATAAAAAATACCAACTTGTTTTATTTCATTTTCCAACATTATATTATAAACATTAGGTATACCCCCACCAATAGTTTCATAAGTATCAAAATCTCTTCCCCATACTCTTAAAACATATCCATCAGGAATAACAATATTTTTATCCCAAGTTACAGAAGGGGTCTTTTTATTCTTTGTTCTTAGATCAGCTTCCTTATTATCAATATACTCAATGTCTCCCTCACCTGTACCAGGTAAAGAACTTAAATTTACAGTTATTTCCACTCTTCCTTCATCACATAAATTATTTAGTTGAAGAGCATCGCTTCCTACTCCAGATTCTATATAATAAACACTAAAATCAAAAACATTCGGATAGGTGTCTATAAAATCATGTTCCGTTACTATATCTACGTCAATATGATATCTACTGCCATTTTGTAAACCTGTAAAAGTTCGACTAAAAGTATATTTTCCACTATTCTCTTCATAAGAATATGATACTGTTTTAACACCGGTCGAAGTTATCAAAACATCATTTTCATCATACAATTTTATATTATATGATTTTAATAATTCTTTACTTCCAATGCCGGGGCTATAATTAAATATAAAATTATAACTGGAGTAACTGAGACCTTGAATATAATTAGCACCTAAAACCACAGGAGTAGATATTGCCCAAAATACTATAGTATTAGAAACTGATGATGTACCATCATCATTATATGTCGTTAAAAAAGCCCGATATTGTTTTTCATTGGAAATAGAATTAATAGGCATACTATGTTCATATATCCCGTCACCTTTATACCAAGGATATAATTTTGAAGTTCCCTGATAGACATAATTATCGCCAGAACTGGATATATCTTGCACATACAATTTACTTCCTTCCGGCTCATCTCCCCCAGCTATTGAAAAGCGGAAGGGTATTGAATTGCCAAAAGGAGTACCAGTCAAAGCGTTAAAAGTAGGTTGAGACAATAAATTAGGCGTTGTTAAAGACATGAAACCACCTCCTTATCATTTAGGTGCTAAAATAAAACCCTGACTCATTTGTCCTTGAGGTATAAATACTTTAACAGTTTGATTTGCAACCAAATCTCCTATATTTCCTCCATACACAGGCAATTTGTAAATTTTATCTTTTACTTTTACTTTCTTTTCTCCATCTTCTAATACTACTAAACCAGTATATATTTGAGTTGTATTTTTCCTTACTTTAGCATCAATTAATACTTCAATAGCATCTATAAAAATTTTATTGAGATTAACCATATACTCCCCTTAAAAATATAAGAGGGGAAGTTATCCCCTCTTATATGCTGTCTGATAAGCAAAATTAACTAAAGATTGAACAAATTCTTGAACGTCATTTTTATTCTTAATACTTGGGAAAGATAAATCTACATTACTCATATTAAGCTGGAATCCTTTGTCTTCTGTCGGTAAATTACTTAAAAGATCAATAGGATTCATTTTGCCCCAATCCCATAAATTCTTTGTGACATCAGAAGGAAGAATACTATCCCCGGTATTTAATAACCTAAGTTCAGGCCCTTCTTCTCCCACAAGAGACATACCGCCTTTAGAAGACAAAGTACCCTTAGCATTCTTTTCAACTAATTTGCTCCAAAGACCATTAGTTGGATTATATTTAGCACCAGGAGTATATGGATGTACAATCTCATAATCTCCTCCGGCTGTATGAATGATATCACCAATAGTAGCACCTTCTGGAGCATTACCGCCTGGAGCTACATCTAAATGTTTCCCGCCACCAACATATTCACTTTGATAGCTACCATCTTCATTAACTCCTGTAATTCTATAATTACCACCAGCAGTTGAAACTATTGTGCCAACAGGTAATCCCTTAGTTTGTGTTTTACCATCCTTAATATCAACATCTATAACACCGACACCAGGAACCCAAGCAGTACCCGGAGTCCCTCTTCCACCTTTGGCATTTGGACCAGATACTACTGTATTTTCATCTTGCCCTGTTTGCCAATTTTCGTTTTTGAGTTGTTGCATGAGTTGAATATATCGGTCAACATAATCCTGTAAATTACCAAGACGTTTTTCCCAATTATCTCCCTCAAGTTTAATACCTAATATTTGTTCGGCTAATAAACGATCTTGAAGATCATTGACTTCGTCAATAGCACTACCATATTCATCAACATAATCCTGCCAATATTTAATTTTTTCTTCAAGAATTTTTAACTCTTCGTCTCTATTTTTCTCTAACTGCTCTATTTGCTCTTCGAGAGCCTTTTCAGCCTTATATCTATCCAGCTCTTTTTGCGCTTCAGAAATAGCGTCTGTATCTTGTATATATTGAAACCGTCCATCTTTATATACATACAATTTTTGAGTACGAGCTTTTGCTAAGGCATCCAACTTTTCTTGAAGCTCTATCTGCTCATTAGTTTCTTCATTTTGCTTCTCTAATTTTTCTATCTCAGCATCATATTTATCATTAATAGCATCTTTTTGCTCTTCGAGTTTGTCTATTTCTCTTTGAGCTAATTCAGCTACATAATTTAAGGCTTTTTCAATATTATCAGCTTCAGTTTCCCACGCATCACGTTCAGCCTCTATATAATTATCGAGCGCATCTTTTCGTTGTTCAAGATAATACTCATAATCAATTAAGCCTTGTTCATACCAATCGTCCATCCATTCCATGACGCGACGCCAAGCATCAATTTCATTATCAGTGCCCCAATCATTGAAATAATTACGATCTTTTATATAATCTTCTGAGCGTTTTAATCGTTTATCAAAGGCATCCTGTTGGAGTTTAAGAATATCTTCTTCATAACCCCACCACTCTTTCTGAAGCTCCATTATATACTCAGACTCATCGTCAAGTCCTTGTTTTCTATAACTTTCAGCTTCATCATGAGCTTTCTTTTGCATTTGACGTAAATGAGCTATCTGTTCTTGTTCAGTAGCACCATTCTTTTCCATTAAATACAATTTATGATCTAATATATCCATCTGTTCTTTATACAGATCATTTTGTTCTTTAATGGCATCATTTTCATCCTTTATTGCTTTGGTAGAAGATTTAGCAGTAGATGTCTTTTTCTTGGAAGCAGAAGATGAAGAGGAAGAAGAAGGTTTTTTAGAAGATGGCGGTTTCGAGGTAGAAGGTTTTGACCCAGAAGGTTTTTTATCTCCCCATAAATTTCCAACAGTGTCTGAAACATCTATTATAGATTGTCTTCCTGTACCTTGAGCATATCCACCTTTTACATCTTCTTTTTCTACTTTATACCCAACATTCCTACTAATGTCTTTATTAGAAGTAACAACCGCTCCTTTGGGTAAAGTAACTATTTCAGGACCTTGTTCTCCTACCCAATATTGCCCGGCTCTATTTACTTTACCTCCCTGAGCTTTGCCGCCGCCAAGATCAGGAATAATATAACCTAAAACTTTCTGAGCACCGGAACCAATTTGTGAAATAATTCCCTTCAAACTATTCCAAATTGAACTGACTCTATTATAACAATTTTGGGCAGCAGAAATTAAACTGCTGAATGCGCCCTGAGATGCACTTGTATTTACTGGATTATTTGTAACCTCTTGTTGAGCATCTTTTACTCCTTCAACAGGTCCAGCAGCATCTTCAGCCGCAGACTTTTCTTCATTTAATTCGGTCTGACTTGCATCTGTATTAGCCGGATTTTCAGTCACTCTCTTTTGAGCAGTGGCAACTAATTCTAATGCTCTTGCATCAGCATCTGCTACTCCCTTGCTCTCTAAGAAAGAAGCAATCATGTCAACATTCGCATTAGCCAGTCCTTCAACGCCTAATTGAGCCTCTAACATCGTATAAGCTAAATTAGTGACTTGTTCTTGAAATTCCTCAAAAGTGGTAGAACCAGATACAAGCCCCTCAAGAATTTCATCCCAACCTTCCAATCCACTAAATGCTTCATTTAACTGCATAATAGACTCAAAACTTAACTGTCCATTTTCAGCAAATTCAGCTGCAGATTGAGAAAGTATGTCAAAATATCCGCCTACATCTCCTAAACCACTTAATTGCCCTGATAAAGAATTTATGCTTTCTGCCGCCGCCTCAATAGTTGTTCCAAAATGATCCTGAAAGAAATCAAGAACACTAATGGTTTCTCCATTTAGTACCATTACAGCATTCTTTAATCGCTCTGGTAACTCTCCTGTCTTTGCGTATAACTGAGTCATTGTATCCCAATATTCAGTTAATACGCCCTCCTGCTCTAAAAGGTCATCATTAGCTTCAGCTATTTGCTCAAAATCGCCAGAACTTAAAGCCTTATCAACTGCTTTTTGATAATTGTTCCACTGAGTAATTGCTTTTTCGATATATAACTCAGTGTCCATCATTTCTCCAGTAATAGTAGCACGAGTTTTTTGCCCTGATGCTATTCTATCACTGGTCGGAGAAGCAGTTAAAATAGCTTCTAATTTTTCAGTCTCAAGAGACGCTATATTGTTCTTCATCTGTTTTAATTGCTCATTATAAGCTGCTAAAACAGATGCACTTGCACCGCTACCCTCTAATTCTGCTATTTTCTGTTCAAGTTCGGAAACAGCTTCTGTTGTTTCATCAATCTCATCTTGAATAACATGCTCGGCAGTAGCTTCTTCCATAGATTTCTTTGCAGCAAATCCAACAGTAACAAGCGCACCGGCCAACATTGCTATTGGTCCAGCAAAAGTACCTATTTTACTTAACGCACCAGACAATTTACCGACAGAACCAGAAGCACCACCAGCGGCCTTAGCAATACCACTTATAGCATCACCAGTAGCAGAAGCCGCAGAAGCAGCTTTGCCTACATCTCCCATAGCGGAGAACAATTTACCCATATTAACAAATTTAGTTCCCACTTTCCCAGCAATAGCTAAGAAACCTGTGAGAACTCCGCTTAATAAAGTAAATTGTGTTACTGCTACGCCAACATCTGTTGATAATAACTCTAACCCAGTGTTAGCTAAATCTAATATTCCTTTAACCAAATCACTATCTATAACAGAAGTAGATAGTTCTTGGAAAGTATTTTTAAGGTTGCCAACTTTTGCCTCTAAGCTATCCATATAAGCGGCATTTTCTCTTGTGGCAGAACCCGCAGAATCCATTGCAGTTGCCGTTGCGCTTATAGCAGATTCAAAGTTGGTCATAACAGAAGTCAATACATTGAACTGGTTTTTACCAGCAAGAGCTTCACCAATAGCAGCTTGCTCAACATTTGCCAGCTCATCCCAAGCAGCAGATTGACCTTCTACACCTTCATATAAATCTTTTAATATATCATAGGTTGAGCGCATTTCTCCTTGAGAATCTCTCAAAGAAATATTAACTTTGCCATTAGCAGCTACATATTTATCTGTTTCAGCCGCTAATGCTGCTATGTTCAACCCTATTGTTCGTAGACCATTGCCCACCTTACTTGGCTGGCCTACAAGGATTTCAGTCTTTTATGTTTAGAATTTTTTGTTTAAATGAATTGTTCTAATTCCTTTTATATTTCTATAAAAAATAGACCATATCTTAATATATAATATTTTATATATTTAGGGCGCTTAGGCTTTCGCCTACACTACTCACTTCGTTTGTTAATACAACTTATTCTCTATTAAGAGTTACATTTATTATTTGCTTTCGTTGGCCGTTGAAGGTTATACTATATTTCAATAGTATCTTCCCTGCGGATTGTCTACATATTTTTATTCTTATTACTATACCTTTGGCATTACCCTAAGCCCTTATAATATCACTATTATAAGTTAGTAAATAAAACTTTAAGATATCCCCGCAATTCACCCTATACTGGCAAGAAATCCACCAGCCGTAACCAAACCTATCGTCTCTTCAAATGTATTCCCTGTTGTTCCTAATGCTGTACCAGCTTTTATAAGAGCAGTAGATAAATCATTAGTACCAACAGCAAAATTATTGGCTGTCTCATTGCTATATTAAAATAAATTTTTATTATTTGTTTAATATTCGACTATATCTTTATATTTAACTAAATATATCAGGGCGCTTGGGCTTTCGCCTACTCTACTCACTTCGTCTATTAAAATAGCTTATTCTCTATTAAGAGTTACATTTATCATTTGCTTTCGATAGTCTGTGAAGATTCATCTTTGTTTCAAAAGATGCTTTCCTGCGGATTGTTTATTATTATATCCTTTTTCCTTATTACTATTCCTTTGACATTACTCTCAGCCCTTATAATATCACTATTATAAGTTAGTAGAAAAAGACATTAAAATATTCCCGCAATTCACCCTAAAACGGCCTTTATTAAAACCGCATCAATAATATGCTCGGAATTTTCAGCCTCTATATTAAAGGCTTTCATTTGAGAGATCAAAAATTGTGCTGCGTCAGCACTTGATACTTGAGTATCAGCTATATTTGTATATTTAACCGCTATTTCTGCTAATAAAGCAGAATCACTGTCATTGAAAGAATTCTTTCTAAATTCAGTAGCGGCTTGTAACATTTCCGACAGTTAATTATCTATTGGGCCATATTCTTCCATTTGTTCATTTTGTTCTCGATTATCTTCTTCGATCATTGATTCAATAATTCCTTCATCTACTTTTTCTCTTGAAAAAATAGCACAAAAAATTCCTGTTATTCCTACCATAATAAATGGCAAACAAACAACAATTTTTGGCAATTCAGAAGGACCAGCATAAAGAATAGCCAAAAGAATAAACCAAGCAATGATTAAAACAAAAACAAACAAACACACCATGACTCCCATCTCCTTTTTAATTCTATTATAATTTTATCATTCATAAAATTAAAAAGTCAATAGACAATTTTAACGAAAATACTTTCATATTTTCCTGGACTATTTCTTCACCCTATAATATTTGGAGGGGTCGAACTTTTAAAGTCTCTTGACACATCCCTCATCAGGACTTCGCAACCAATCAACCATTCAATGATTATATAATCATTCCAGACTTAGGTATTTCTACCATATCTTATTCTATTTATTGTTAATAGTTTCCCGCATTCATATTATCATATCTCATATAATATTGTAGCTAAATAGACTTTAGGTGTTATTGGATTTTGAACGATTCTCAGTGCTAATTTACCATCTTAACACTCCGGCCAGAAATATTAACCGGTACGCCCAAACTGTTTACCAGCTTGAGATAATTGTGAAGTATAACTCTGCAGTCCTTCTTCACTCAGGTCAGAAACTTTCTTGACATTTATATTAGGAAGTAATTGATAAAATATCAATTATATGGACGCTACTCCATTCCCCTGTTTATATAACAGCTTTAATTTTCATTAAAGATTAGACTATATCTTCTTCTATAAATAATAGAAGTGTGCCATTTCAAAATACCAAACACTTGTATTTTTACTCCTTTTCAGGATAGTCGTTGAACGTTCCTTTATTCAAGGCTTCGCTGCTGATTATCTATTAATATTTACTTAGGATTTAACCATATAAACATATTTTGCTTTTTTTCTACTTTCGTAACATTCACACTTAGGCATGTTTCATCCTTATGTTGTAGTAGCAAAATCTTTAAGACGTCCCAGCAATTAGACACATATTTTTACACTCATCTCACAATAAGCGAGAGCAAAAAAGTTCACTCTGTCAATGCGCTATCTAATTCAAAGACTTGATCCACCATAGACCTAATAGCACTTGCCGAAGCATCCATAATCATATTTGCTTCTTGGAAAGTTAAGCCTATGTCCTTAGCAATGTCATTCAAATTTTTAGCACTATTTGTCGCCTTATCTAATCCCGAAGAATCAGCACTTATTTTTATTTTAGAATCTATTCCTTTTAACTGACTCTTTATACTTGATAAATCAAGTTCTACATCAGTTATAATAGAATAATTAGAGCCTCCTGCCATAACTCACCCATCCTTCATTATTTATTATTAATTTTGCTCCATGCAATAAGTATGGCTTCAGCCTGATCATCTTGAGTTTTCTTGCTTTTAGGCCCATGCCATTCTAATTTTAAATTAAATAATTTATTTGCCATAAGAATAGCTTTTTCCTTTAGCACTTCTCTTTTACGACCATCTTTTGTTCCATCGAACATATTCAACCTACTTCTCCAAACAGTAGGAGAAATATATTCAATTTCTATATCAAAATTAACACAAATATCAAAAATAAAACCATGAACAGCCCCCAATAATAAAAGATTTTTACTACTTCTGCTTTCTAAAGGGACATCTTCCATATAAGCCATTATAGGTTCATATTTTTTAATTATTTCTTCTATTTGATCTTTTTGTTCTATCAATCTTTGATGCCATTCATCACTCTTAGCTCTGATTTCTGTACTGTAAACTAAATTTTTATTATTAAAAATAGAAATACCAGTACAAGTAGTGGACGCATCAATCCCCATAACTACACTCATTAACTTTTATCCAATCCAATACCAGAAGTATGGCGTTTCCATCTTAATCCAGCGGCAGTCATTCCAGCTTCAAAATATTTTCTTAATTTATTTTTCCCTAAAACTTTTTGAAGTTGTTTAAAAGCATTTCTTTTAGTAGTCCAAAATCCTGTTCCAAACACATGACCTGCCATACCTTCGTAAATAATATCAACTAATCCTTGCCTAACATCTTCTCCTGTAAATACAGAAGGGTGGTATCCTAATTTTTCAGGAGCCCATTTAAACTCTGATGAAATTCCTCCACCACCCCCTGATGTTGCTTCCCAGGCTTCTCCAAAAGTATAAGTTCTTCCATACACGTTGGGAGACCCTGCATTATATACTACTTCTTGAATAATATCATAATTTTCTTCTAAAATTTTGTCAGCAGTATAATCAACGGCTTTTTGCAAGGCAGGTTCTAACAATGCTCTTAATTCCGCATCATTTCGAGCGCCCATTTTTCACCTTCAAAGAATTATCTATATAATTTACAATTTGAGTCAAACTTCTTTCAATAGAAGTATAATATTTAATACATTTATCAATGTCATCTAAATTTAAAATCTGACTTTTCACAGCATCAATTAAACCAGAAGAATATAATAATTCATGCCCATTCTTACTAATTTCTTCATCTTTTATATCTGTACAAAAATGAAGAACTAAAACATCATAATTTATTTGTTTTTTATCCCAATCGTCAAATTTCATTACACCACGAGCAATGGCATATACTTCAGAATAATCTAAATATCTTTTTACATGAACATCATATTCTTCAAGATAGATGGCATCTTTTTCCTTTATTTGTTTCATACAAAACTCCCTTTATAATTTAATAAATTTTGCAATATAAGCTCCTCCTAAGCCTATTAAAACTAAAATTAAAGGCCAATTATTTTTTATATATTGCAAAATATCAAATTTTCCTTTATCTTCCACTAATTGAATTTTGTTACTAACTTCATCTATTTTATCATTAGTTCTGTCTGATAAAATATTGAACTCTTCGCGAATTTCCTTAATAGATGTAGATTGAAGCTCCATTTTTTCATTTAATTCCCGCATAGAATATTGCACCTCTTGCATAGTTTCGCCCAACAATTCACAAACTGATACATTTCTATCCACCATCTCTTTTAAAAATGGGCGCGTACTTTCAATCTCGACCAACCTTTTATCTATATTATTTAATCTTTTATAGATTGCATCAATATCTTTCTCTACATCCATTTACAGCGCCCCTTTAATAGACCACTTCCCATTTCTATCCTTAGATAGTTTTACATAAACTGGAACATAATCAAACGGATTTTTTAAGATAATAATATTATTTTTAACTTCTATATATAAAGAATTTTTCTTTTCAAATTGTACTTTATAATAATTCTTAGGTATCACTTCTGTTTTTTTTTTACAAGTATTGTTCATTCTTGGATTAACCCTATATTCATTATTTTTATTGCAATAAAATAAAAAAGGACAAAATCCATTATCTACATTGCATTTTCCAGCTTTAATATTAACATATTCACACATTTTTCTAATATAAATATAGGAGGGTTTTCCCTCCTATATTTATCAACTATAAATTATTCTACAGTCACCTTAACAAATGCAGGTTCTACTTTGCTCGTATAATCAGTTAAATTAACAGAAACAATAGCTGTACCAGCAGTAGAACCAGCAGTTATTTTACCATCATGTGCCCCAACAGCAGTACCGATAGCAGTAGAAGCAGGATCACTTTCTATTGTAAAAGTAAAGTTAGAATTATCTTTTCGCTGTGCAGGAAGAGAACCTTTATAAATTACTCTAACAGATAAGGTTTCAGTCCCATTTTGAGAAAGTTCAACATCACCGTTTTCTACAGCAATACCAATAACATCATCCTGCCATTTAGCATTATAAATTTCCTCAGTCATAGTACCATAATAGGGGTCCTCTTCACAACTGGTCTCATCATTAATAGCTAAAGCAGAACCAGTTAAAGAAACGGTAGCAGCACCAGTAGAAGTTAGTGCAAGATTTTGATTACTTTATGTTCACATAAGTTCGTTAATCTTATGCCGTTTTTAACAGCTTACACTTTCGTGCAAGAACAGACTATATGTTCAACTTAATTGTTCGTTATTCGTCATGTCAATATACCCAATAGAATGACCGGCCAACAAATAATCAATTTCTTGTTGTAATCTTTCTATTGTAGGTATACTATCTTTTTTATCACCTAAAATACGCAAAACTTTATACCCTTGATTAATCAACCAATGATTTCTACGTCTATCATAATCTTTCATATCTTTATGCCAAAATACCCCGTCATACTCGACATCAATCTTAACATTATTAAGAATTAATAGACAATCTAAATTTATTTTATCAACAGGATAACCAGGTTTACAATTTTCTTTGCCATATAATTGAATTAACATATTGATAATTTTTTGTTCTGGCTTAGATGTTGGTACTGTCCCATTTTTATACATAGATTTTTTAGCCTTAGCTTGCAATATATCACTTTTAACAGGATTATCAACACCATAATTTTTAATCATACTATTTTTAAATTTTTCTTGCCCTATTTTTGTTTGCATAGCATAAGGTTTGCCATATTTAGAAATCATTGACTCTTTAGCTTTAGCTCGTAATTCTTTATTTCCCCATAAAGAAGTTGAATTATATTTTCTTAATAAAGTATCTCGTATTTTTAATTGTTTACATTGTTTGCACGCCTGTTTACCACGATTTTTCCCAATATTATAATTTGCATATCTTGTTTGATATTGTCTTCCGCAATAATCACATATACAAATCACATTCATTCGACTTCTTAAAGGCATGTCTTTTGCAGGAACAAAAAACTCATCACCAATATATGTATAATGATATCCTTTGCTAATATAATGTTTTTTATTATTTGAAGACCATTTTACTGATATTATTTGATTATCATCAAACATTTCATTCCTCCTTTCTATAAAAATATAACGAACAATCAAGTGCCGGATTTTTCAACTCACTTGAGCTTACTTCCCCACAAGGGAATAGTCGTTGAACCTTTCTCTATTCGAGAAGTGGCTGCTAAAGACCCATTGTACAAACACTTAGGATTTAACCATATGTCATTCTTTGCTTTTTTTCTACTTTCGTAACATTCACACTTAGGCATGTTTCATCCTTATGTTGTAGTAGCAAAGACTTTAGGGATTCAAAGCAATTAACCCGGAGCATATACTAATCACTTAATATATGTGGCATTATTTTTAAGCAATCTTGGACTTAAAAATTTCACCATCCATTTGTAATCTTGGTACATCAGTAATTAACCGACCATAACGGGTCTGGTCAGTTTGTACATTAATATCACCAGAATATAAATCATTTAAAATAACCACATGAAGTTCAGAAGGAACATATTGAGTTTTAATTCTAATAGATTTAGCGTTCTCATTCTGATAAAAATACTTGACACAATAATGATCGTTGCTCTGAGAACCAGGAATCGTCATAGTATTGCCACTAATAGTACCGATCGTCCAATCAGAATCAGCAGGTTTCTTATACCAACCAATTAAAGTACCATCAAACATCACAGGAACCTCAGTGAGTTCAACATTACCTCCACCACCACTGACTGTCACTTCTTCTTCTATAACAGATAAGCCTCCAGATTCAATATTAACGCCAAGAGAAGCCGCAATATACTCGAAGTTGAACATTGCGTCGGTCAAAGTGATAGCTAAGTTACTGTCATGGAAGAATTTACCCCACAAAGCATTACCTTGACCGCCACGAACTTCTTCGGCAGTAATAGTGAAATCGAAGGTAGTATCAGTTAAAGTTTTAGCTACGCCAATTAACTCATTATTCTTAAAAATTAATGCACGACCTACGCCAGCAGCATAATGATTTTGAGCCATTAATTTCACTCCTTATAAAAATTATTAAAAGCAACATCCATATTATCTCCATAAGAAGTATTAGATGTCTGCTTAATAGTTGAATTGTTGCCCATAGACTTTTTATATTCATCTACATTAACAACATAATCATCAAATTTGCCTTTTTTCTTTTTAAATATCCAATTATCAAATTTATCAGCCTGTCCACTATAAATAGCTATAGGCATAATAACATTATATTTAATCTCTTCATACACTTCCGCAAATAAAATCGAATGACTACGATAAGTCATATCTAATTGTTCTTTTTTAGAAAGACCTGTATGAGAAGTAATAATAGCTATTTTTCTTTCTAAATTAGGAGAAATTAATCCTTTATTTCTTAATTGATCTTTTTCATCCATATTTTTCTTGAAATTGGGATCAATATATTCATCATCATATCCCGGAAAATTTTGATACAAAATAATTCGTTTTATATCATCAAATTCTTTTTGATTAATTTTAATTCCTAATTCTTTATCTATTATATAAAATTTTTCGTCCTCTGTAATAATTTGAGGTTTTTTAAGTTTTAAACACAAAATTAAAATATTCAATAATTTTTGTATATTAACTTCATCTTGAAATAAAATAACTACTATAAATTTTAAATAAGACATTTGAATTATTTCAATAGAAGAATTAGAATTTTTATCTACAGTTAAAATACCAACACTGCTAAGAAAAAATTCACTATCTTTTAATTGTATTGGATATATATTAATCTCATTATCTTTTAATTTATATTTAACAGGTTCATCTAAATAAAAATACCTGGTTTTTAAATATTCTATATCTACCATCAAGAATCACATTCAGTTTCTATACCTGTATCGCCAACCAATACACTAATAAATAATTGTTTTCCTGTATATGTTTTTGAATTTCCAATTACACTCCTTGATAAATCATATCTCGACATATCTTGATGAAAAGTCATTTTCCCTACGCCATCAACTTCTGTACCATTCAAAACAGATAACAACCGATTTACAATTAAATCTCCTCTTGACACAGGAATGCCATTATATCCCACCAAGGACATTTTACCACCATATAAAATATCAAAAGCATAAGTAACATTACCAACATATAATGATTCAGGTTCAATATAATAATTATATATTTTTATCAAACATTTAGATTCTGCAATAGCATCCTCAATTAGATTAGTAAAAAATATACCATATTGTTCTTGAGGCCCACTCTTCCATACCAATTCCATTTTTTCAGAAAAAGTCAGATTGGGTTTATCTAAAGCATCATAATCATTATATTTCAACAATTTCCAAATAATCTCATCTGATAAAGCTAAATGTTTTAGAATATTATAAGGAATAGTTGGTAAAGCATAATAACTATTATACATAATAACCTCCTATCCCATCATACTAATCACATCTAATGATAATACTTCATCAAAAGTAAAATTAGGATTATCATTTTGAATTTTAATATATATAAATTGCGGATTATTACTAATTTTTTTGCCAGTTATAGTAAACATATAATTGTCATTTTGTTCTATATCTATATAGTCATTAAACAAAACAATTTCATTTTCTGTCAAACTTAAAGACAACATAGATAAATTATTAATTATTTCTGAACCATAATTAACTTCTATTTTAAATTGAATAGATTCAAATTGACGAATCTGACTGAATGCAGGTTGAATAATAAGTTTAGGCGTAACATTTTCTTTGTCTACAACTTTAATATTTATACTATCATAGACTTTTTTATTACCTTTTAAATATCCAATTATTTGACATTCTCCAGAAGAACCTAAAACTGTATATTCGCCCTTTTTATTTATATTTACTATTCGCCAATTAGTCGAATACCAAATTATATCTCTCTCAACTTCTTCTCCATTTAACAAAATCTGAGCTTCTAATACTCCTTTATCATTCTTAACCAATTCCATATTATTAGAATTAATTTTCAAAGTATAATTAAAAGTTCCATTATAAGCTAATTGATTCTCTATATCATCTTTCGCTTGAAGTTCATCAAGATATAAATCAAGATATAATAAAGTAGGTTCATTAGAAATAGATTTATCTATTATTGTATTTTGATATGCTAATAATTTAAATGGACGACCACCAAGAATATATCTGGTATTTATTTTGAAAAGTCTTAATGTATCTTTATTGCCTTGAACTATTACAGTAGCATGATTATTAGGAGTAATAACATAACTACTAACTTGAACATTTGGAGAAGTCATATCATAATCAACTACACAAGGCACAACAAAAATTTTGCCATTTTCAGGATCAACAATTTTTAAAACATTATTACAACGACGGACACCTATATCTTCATTAACAGCAGCATAACTATCTGTAAAATAACAAATCCAATAATTGTCATCAAATTTATAATATAAACCTCTTTTTACTTGATGATTTATATTTCTAAAAAGCAGACGTTTAAAATCCTGCCCATTTGTAAAACCTCTGTTACTTAATCCAACTACATTATCAACCCAAACTTCAATTTTCCTAAAGTCATAAGACCCAAAATCCACTTGTTCTTCTATGGTATATCTTGCAGAGGTATATTCCCATTGTTGATCTATTGCCGCTTGTTGTTGATCTCTAAAATAATCATTAGGAGTTTGAATAATCCCATTATTTATCGCATTCTCAAAAAAACTATAATTCATACTCTTTCTCCTTAGAAAGAATATTAATAATATGAAAAACTGTTCGTTTTACCTGACTATGCTCTGCTTTGTCTCCTAAAATATAAAGACCTTTAATAGCCGTTGCAATATCATTATTATATCCTAAATACCAAACATATAATCTATCTAAATATTTAATATAAGTATCTTTATTAACATTTGAATCAGGAGAGTCAATTTTTTCAAATTGAAAAAGAATGTTATAAATTTCATTTATTCTTTGCTGTAACAAATCATCACTCCTTTTTCAAATAATTTATATTAATATCTTGTAATAAATAATCAGTAATTTTTTGATAAACTTTTTCTCTTAATGTATCTATATATGCACCTTTTTCTTTCAAATTTTGAGAAGCCGCATGTGTTTTAAAACTCCCCGAAGTCTGAAGAAGAGCATTAATCTTTGTAGAATTCTGTATTTCTCTATTAAACCATTCTATTACCCAAAAATCAGCTAAAATACTAATTTCAACATTGGTTAAATCAGAAATGAACTTTCTTTTATCTACATTATAATCAAGAGACTGTTTGCATTGAAAGAAATTAGGTATTGCATTTATTAAAAATCCATCACAATATTGTTTAAAAACATCCTGACTTTGATTATAAGCCTTCATTATCTTATAATCATCAACTTTAACTAAAGCAATATCTATTATTTCATCAAAAGAAGTCATATTATCCCTCCTTTAAAAGAGGTTCAATATTTATATAATCAATATTTGTCTTATTTTGAAGATACATTAAAATATTAGCATCAACATTCTCTCCATTCAATCTCTTATCAAAAACCATAGAATTAATAATAGTTTTTTGACCTAATGGAGCAGATTCATATATAGCAATAAATTCCTCATGATTCTTATCAAGAATATTCTTCATAACAGTAGGATCAAGAATATTTTTGTATAATCCGGTCAAACGGTTCTTTTGCACAAACTCTTTGTCGTTAATATAATAAGAGCCTCCTTGAGTAATACGAGGCATAGAATTTATAATTAATTTTAAATCTGATTCAGGAATATATTTTATAGTATATTGTTTCTCAAATTCATATTTTTTTCCATCTGCTTTTCCAGTAGTACTTAAAATCATTTGAGCATTCGTTAAACTAATAACTTCAATATCTCTATCTTCATTACTTGATTCTATATTACTCTGATTATTCAATGCAGATAAAAGTTGATTCATCTGTTTTTCAATTTCTAACATCTTTTCTTTTAACTGCATATTTTCTTTTTCTAAATTAGTTATATCTATACTATCAACGACATTTTTCTCATTTTCTTTAATATTAGTATCGACTTTTTTTGTATATGCCATTTATTGTTTTCCTTTCTTTCCTTTTAAAAAAGAGGAAGGAAAACCTTCCTCTTTTCCCTATTATCCAACAAAATAAATATTAAGCATTCATATTATAAACGCCACTGACTGCACCAGATAAGAACTCAAAACCAAATCTCTTATTAATAGTAAAGTTGCTGGTTAAATCAGCATTATCATAATAATCATTAGAATTTGTTAGAGTGCTCCCCTCAATAACACCTTTGACAATCTTATCAGTAGCAGGGCTAATAACAAATAATAGATCATCATTTAAAGCAAGACCATAATTGGTGAAATCACCAGTAGCCACTTGAGGTAACTCCATGAAATCATACCCATAAATATTACGAATTAGCTGAATATTCGTATTAGCAGAATCTGCATTAATTCTATAACCATTGGCAGAATCAGGTAATACCTTGGAAAGAGCTAAAGTAGTGCCAGCAATAACAGGTTTCATATTGAAATTATATGCCTGAACAGTCTGAGCTAACTTAATTAACTTCTGAATGTCAAATGCACCCTCAATCTTTAGAGCAGCAGGACGATTAACACCAGTTAGACCAGCAGTTACAGCACCGTATGCTTCCTTAGTCATTTCAGTCTCAATAGAAAGAACTGCAATGCGAGCAAATTCAGCCAAAGACTGACGACCAGATAGAACAGCATACATATCAACAGAAGTAGTAATCACATGATTAAATACAGGAATAGTAGCATCAGACTTGTATTGTTTCTGAATTAGAGTCTGACGCTGTGCATTCCCGCCTCTGGACACAGTCATTAAAGAGCGAGGAGGAACCTTAAATAAAGGAACATCACCAAAACCAATCTGACGAATTTCGGTATAAAGACCAATCTCATTAATAATAGTAGCAGGTAAAATGGTCTCAATCATCATCGTGACTACCGCAAAAGTAGACCACTTAAAATTAGGATTAGAAGCCCAAATTTCAGCAGGAACATTTTCAGGACGCTTTACACCCGCAAAGCGTTCAATCTCACAAAGCATAGCTTCATGAACTCTCTTTTCCTTTTCAGCAAAAGAAATGGGCTTGCCCTCTTTAGTCATGGTTTCATAAGAGCCAATATTCTTTTTTAAAAACTCATCAGAATAATGACGATAATAATCGGCAAACTGCTCATAAACAGTAGTATTGCCATTAGAAAATTTTACAATATCATTAGATAATTTCATATTATTAAAAACCTCCTTTATTAAGAAATAGTAGCTTCAGGATTCTTTACTACTTCTAATATATGAGCAGGTAAATAATCTTGCCCAATCACAATAGCCTCAGTGCCTTGATACTGAGCGACAAAACCAGTTACAGCAGTAGCAGTAGAGGCAGCCTGCCATTCACCATTAGCATCTGCATAACCATACTTATTAGTAGAAGAAGGTTTGGTGTTATCACCAAAAGTAGTCTCAGAAACATGAATGATATCACCAGGCATTAAACGAATGATGTCAAAAGGAGTGCCAGCAGGAATAGAGAACTCACGAGGATCATCGTATAGATTGCCACAAACTTCCTTAGACACTTCAGGACCACGGACCATCCACACATCATTCACATTACCATCAGTAACAGAAGTTAAAGTTGCAGGAAAAACATACCCCATACCTTGAGCAGCACCTGTACCCATTGTACCTAACGTAACTAAAGAACCATTATATACAGTGGTCTCAGAAACTGCCACTCTGTTTAAGGAATCAACATTCTGAGACATTGCAGTTTTATAATAAACTACAGGAAAATTATTCTTTGCCATAATTACCTATTCTCCTTTTATTACCAAATAGAATTTATTTTACTTTCAACTTGCACAGGATTAGCAAAACTCCACATAGTACCTTTTTGAGCTTTTTTCTTAACTCCCGTTTCAAAACAAAATGCTTTGACCTTATTAGCCCAAGCATCTACACCGTCAACAGAGCATTGTAATCCTTCATCACGAAACTCTTTGTATTTATCATCAGATAAACAATCTTTTACTTCACTCATAACAGATTCAACAGATGCTGCAAGAGTTTGTTTATCAGCAGCTTCTTTAAATGCACGAAGCTCAGATAGCTCTTTCTCCATATCTTTCATCTGCTTATCTTTGTCCATAATAATATTCTTATTATCTTCAACATCTTTAGATAAACGATCTATTTCAGCCATCGCTTCATCAATAGACATTTCTTTTTTCTCAGACATTTTCTGATCCTTGTCTTTCTTCACAGTATCCCAATGAATATCTGCATCAACAGTTTTATCGTCTTTATCAACTTTTATATCGGCTTCTACACGATAACGAACATCATCCTTAGTATAAATAATATGATCTTTTTCAATACTATCTACATAAGCATCTCTACCTTCATGCTCTTGAACTTCTTCAATAACATCGGCCCAAGCCTTACGACCTTCAATTTCATCAAAATATTTGGTGCTCATTTCAGTGTCAGCCTCCTTTCCTTCTTTAAATAATCCTAATTTACGCTGAATCTTTTCTACCTTAGAAACAACAGAAGAAACATTTTCTTTTTTTGCATATCCTAAAGCAGAAGATAAACCATCTCTATTATAAACAAAAGTATCGCCTTTTAATTCCATAACAGGATATTTCAAATGCTCAGAAGGAGCGTCTTCCCACCCATCTTCTACAAGCATATAAACATCTTTAACAAGTGTATTTTTATTAGATGCTCCCATTATGTCATTTCGTAGTTTTGTTTTATCTACTTCGCCCCAAGGCTTATCAGACAACGCCTCTTTTGATTTATCAATTTTATATTTCTTTTCTTCAGACATTTTATTTTTCCTTTGATCCATAAAATTTTCAAGATTTGAACATTTTTTCTTGCAATCTTCAAAAAAAGCATTTGCCTCTGTTTCAGAAAATCGAGTGAATACAATATCAGAACCTGGGCAACTTGGATTAATATGCTTCCCTAATGTAGTTACTCCTACAATATTAAAATCTAATACTTCATGTTCATCTTCTTCTGAAGTATGAACATTCATTTCTACACTCACATTTCTTAAATTATCAGATTCAAACATAGCACAATAATTTTTAGCATATACTTTACTAATAATTACATCAACATAAGATTTTAAATATCCATCTTCATCATAAACAAAATCTACTTCTTGATCTCTTGGAACCATACCAACTATATATTCTTGTTCTGTATGAGTGCCGGCATCTACAACTCCTGTCATATCTGCTACAATCCATTTACCAAGAACACTTGGTGCTGATTCCTTTAATACTGTCTCACTAATATTTAATTGGTGAGAATTAGGACGTGTTGAAAGAAAACCCATTTTCCCTATGGCAAATTCACTGTTTTCATATTCACTCGAATTTATTCTTTTTACTTCGTTAATAGAAAAACGAGCCATTTTCCCCAATTCTTTCTCACTCCCTTCTATCATTTAATTATATATAAAATCGTTAAATTAATAACGATTTTTTATTTTATTCAGAATTTTTTCTAACTTTTTTCCCTTTTTAAAGTACAAATTACCTTCATAATCTTTCCACTCAGGCGGTAATCCTGCTTGATGAATTTTAATAGCTTCTTCCCCATCTGCTACATAATATAATTCATAATTAGAAGGTTCCCCAATACGTATCATTTTATATCCTCTTCAAAAATAATTGATTTTAATTATCTTTACCTAAAATCCAAAATCCATCAATATGTCTGTCAAAACTGGGATTAGTTCCATAAATAGATATTTTATCACTTAATAAAATAGCTTGTTCAACTATTTCATTAAAATCTTCTAACATATCAAGCATATCTACATAAACATGTAAATCATCATTATGTTGTGCTATTTTACAAACACCCATCATAGCAATTTGAAAATCTAACATTCTTTCTTCCATATCTTTAATAATTTCTTCCACCGAAGAATAATCTTGTCCAGCCGATGGAGTGGCAGGATAATAAACTGGAATATTATATCTTTCTAAGGTCTTTTCTCCAATTTCATCTGCCAATAATGGAAAATAATGCGCTATACCTTTATGAATTAAATTGGATGTATTATTATATGCAAATTTTGTTCCCAAAATAGACACTAAACGATCTAAATATCTATTTTCAACAAAACATTTGCCAATTAATTCAATTAAAGAGTTTTGAGTCTCTTGAGTTACAATCATTTTCATCTCTACCTTATCAAATATTACTTTCTACATCTCTATTCATTTGACCAGATTCAGATAAATCTATGTCATCTTTTTTAGGACGCCCTGGACTATTCTGCCCCGTAGTATTAGAATTCAACATTAATGTACTAAATTTATTTATCCAATCACTATATTTAGACTCTTCTAAACTTCTCTCAAAAATTTGAGGTTCTATTCCCATTGCAGAAGCCCACATACTTTGATTCAGAACTAATCCTTTATCAGCCAATTTACAAATTCTGTCAAACCGTTTTTCTCTGTCAAAAGAATAAGAGCATCCAGAAAAATGAAACTTAAACTTATATTTTTTAGTTAATTGATTAACATAATAATCTAAAAAGTTCTCAAACTGATAATACATAGAACTCATAGTATTATATTGATCTGTAATTCCAGCTTCAATTTCTGCATTACTCATTCTATCAGATGAATAAATAATTCTACTAACACCAGAACCGACCCCAGCAGAAGTTGATAATTGATCTTGATACATGGAACTATTATTATCATTAAATTGATAATATTTTGTATTTTCAGTAGGAAGAGCTCCCAATTTAATTTGTCGTCCCAATCCTTCTTTGGCTTTTCCCATAAAACTGCCTAATGTTACAGGATCAATAGCAAATTGATTAGCCTTTGTTCCTGATTTAGCATTATCAAATAATCTTATTTCACCAGCTAAAATAGCAGAAGCAGCAATGATATCTTTATCATATTGCAATTTTTCTATTTCATCATTTCTAATAGCATTCTTTAGAAAAGGTGCCAAAAACGGAACTTGAGCAAAATTATTAGGATTCCATTTAAAAGCCCATGCCCCATTTTCAGGAGAAGTCTGTGCCCAATATGCAAATTGTCCAGTTCTATTATTTAAAGGATTTGTCGGCCTATAATTAATAGGATTTTTTATATCTTCAAATACTCTTTTATAAGTTTTAGCTAAAGAAGGATCATATCCATCAAGATCAGTTCCCGGTTGTAAAAAGTAATTAAAATCAAAATCCCAAAGCAATCCTTTTTCCCATTTTCCAGTTAATAAACAGTAATCTTGAGGCATGGTTTGTAAAGCAAATTTCATGCCTTTATTGCCCCATTTGGTTTTTCTATACCATACAAAATCTGTCTCGTGGGCAAGAACCTCAACTAATACTTCTTTAAATTCTTTTTTATATTTAAAATTATCAAGGAAATTATATACTCTTTTTTTATCTTCTTTATATAAATCCGATTGATAATCTTCTTCTGTAAAAGCATTGACACAAGTTAAATCTAAATCAAAAGCCAAAACATTTGCATAGCTATACAAAGTTCTTTTAAATATCATATCAAATTGAGTCATAAACTCTGTATATCCTTGCAAATTTTTCTCGTTCTGTTTATATTCAGACAATGCTTCACAAATTTTATTAAATGTAGGGATTCGTGGATTATTATTCAAATTTTGTAATAATTGATTACTCAACCAAGGAGTAAACAGTCCATAATTCTCAGAATAATATAGACCCTGAGCAAAATCAATTACATCTTTTACTCTTTCTTTACTAATATAATCAGACATTTTTCCTCCTTTCTCACCAAATTAATTGAATTGAATTTAAATCTATTTCTTCTTGTTGCTGATTTTTTGCATATCTATTGTCAAACCGTTCAGCAATATAATTGGCATAAGCAAGCACGATTGCCCTATCCTTAAATCCTGAACGAGGCTCTTTTAATCTTACTAAACCATTTCTATATTCAGCAGATAAATTTACACATTCATGTATTAATTCATCTGTTTGTCCATAAGGAGCTATTGAATAAGCATATTGATCTGGAGTTAATTTATAAAATTCTCCATTATCCTCTAAATTGTTTTGAGCTTCCTCAGCATTAATTAAAAATTTAATATTATTAATTTCAAGCTGCTTTTTTAAACTTTGCCAAACCAAACTATTTAATTCCAAAGTACCAATAAAAGGAATTAAACAAGGAATTGCATTTTTATCAACTGTTCTATTAGATAACTCTTCCATTTTCCCAGAAGTTATTATTTGAACATCTTTGTCTAAACATAAAGTAAAACCACTATTATTCCAATAAGAACCTCTTTCAGGATGTTCTGTTTTATTAGAAAGAAAATCATATATTGTTTCACCACCAGACCTGTTATCATATATTAAATAATCAGCCTGATAATCATAATATAATTCTTTCATTCTTAAAACAATTTGATCGGCTCGGCCCCCTGGACGTGTCTCTATATAGTCTATATGTCTTTCAAAAGAAAACTTTTTCCAATGTAAAGACATGCACATAAAAACTGTATGGTCATTATTTTGTCTTGAACTATTTCCACTAAAAGCCAGGTCTGCTATAACAAATCTAATTTCATTCAATTTTTTATCTTGCATAGACAAAGGCGCTTCATCAATAATATCTTTGATTTTAGGAGGATAAAAACATTGACTTAATACTTGATTATTTCTAAATGATTCAATATTAAAATAACCATTTTCATTTATACGGAACATTTCATTTAAAATTTCCATACGAAAATCTGTTGTTGTCATAGATTTTTTATTTTTCCTATAATCTGCCCAAGTTCTTGACCCATCTTCAATAGCTGTGAAAATATCCTGCGCAAAAGGAATAAATCTTTCATGTTTAGAAGTATAATAATGCTTTGTAGTATCTATAAATTTTTTAAAAAACCACTCATAACTATATCTGGCAGAAGTTATATACATTGACTTAGCTTCTTCTTGCCATCTTTTTGTATTGTATTTTGGATTCGACAAATATTTAGCTTGACGAACATGCCCCATAGGTTCAAATACAGAAGAAATAATACTTGGTTTTAATAATCTCGTCTCTTCATATATATTATAGGTTGAACGCGATCCTCTACTTGATTCGAGGCAAGGTAAAACCGTTATAGTTGAACCATTTAGTTTATTTTCTACTGTATAAGCGCCCTCAGCAGTATTTGATTTAGTAATTACTATATACTCATTTTCATACATATATAATAAATAAGGAGATAATTTTTTTATAATTTCATCTCTTATTTTCTTTTCAACTAATTTTGCTGCTTGAGGTATAGTAGAAGAAGTTATAACAATTTCTGAATAAGGATATAAAGAAAAAGCACATATTGCAGCAATACCAGCACGAAAAGATTTTGCAGCACCTCTTGTTGCTATTTCAAAATATTCATTAGCAACTCCAGCCATATGTAAAGAAAATTTTTGTAATGGATATAATTTAATTTGCAAAACTTGTTCACAAAACAAATCCCAATTTCTTCTATAATATGATATCCACTTTTTTACATTAGCTCTTTGTTTTTCTGAAAGCCAAGAATCATAATTTATATTAGTAGTAGATAATTGTTTATTTAGAAATTGACGACGTAAATTTTTCCCATGATTAATAGGTAAACTCATACTTTATCATTCCTCTTCAATAGGAATATCTGGATATATAGTATCACCTGTCAAAATATTTTTCATAGACCTCATCCAACTATTATAAATCTTTTCATAACCTGCAATATCACTATATTTTGCTCGATCTTCTTCTTCCGCTGGTTCAGTTTCTTCTATCATCCAAGCAATTCTATCAATAAATTTTTGGCGTTCATCTTTTTGATTTATAGAAAAGTCATTCATTTTTAACAAATTAAGTTGCTTATTCAAACTTTCTTGAGCACGACTAATCTCTGTACCATCATTAATCTCATTGGCTTTTCGCAATCTTAATTCACATTTCGCCAAATCTCTAAATCTTTTTTCTAAATTAACATCTATATCTAATAATTCAGAAGTATATTCTTCATACGTTTTATTTAAAAACTCATAAGATTCTCGGTCAAGTTGTTTAGTATTTATATCAACATAAAAATTACCCCAAATTTTTCTTTCTTCTTCTAAATTCAATTCTTGCTTTGGGACAATTTCATCTTTTTTTATTTGAATTAGATCATCTAACATGACATCACTTTCCCAAAATCCGTTCACAAGACGACCATCTTCTATCAAAGTTTTTAAATACAATAATAAATAATCTTTTCCTCTACGTCCAGCAGAAGGATAAGTTTCTACAATTTTCCATATTTCAGAAATAAAAGGAATGCCAATTTCAGATAACACCAGCCAAAAAGCAGCAGATTTTTTATCTAATATATTTTCATACTCTTTTAATTTTTGTCCACAGCAATTTTTGCATAAAAATATATATTCTTCTTTAATTTTAGGAGATTTATAAAATTCTTTAGAATCTTTTATTTCTCCACAACACCCACATAATTTTCTTCCCATTTTTCCTTTATTCTAATATTTAGTTTAAATATATAACCTTTTCCCAAGTTTTATTATTGTCTTCAAATAATATAAATTTAGCTCCAGCTCTCGCTAATTTACGGTTCTTCCGACTAAATTCATCTATTCCAATTAAACTTGGAACTATTATTATTTCTTTGTCGCCAGTAGGACTATATCCAAGACTTATTTGTTCTTGATGATGAAAATGCCCCATTAATAAAATATCAATAGTAATATTATGATATTGTTCCCAATAAGATATTTCATTAATATTTTTTTTGCTATCATCTCCATGAATAGCTAAAATATTAATACCTTCAATTTGTTTAAAACTAAAATCACTATAAGGATCAACTTTAATATTCTGATTATCTTTTAATCTTAAAGCTATAAACTCTCTGATTACTTTACCTAAATTTTCAGATTCCCAATTCCTCCCTGTTGAAATCAATCTTAATTCAGAATGATTTCCTCCTAAACATGAAAATTCAATTTGAATATTTAATTCATTTTGTATTTTATTTAAAAATTGAGATATCATTTCAGCATATTGTAAAACACTATCAATAACACCTGTTTTTAATTTAGCTATATCTGATAATCTTAATATATTTTGTATACCATCACCAAGATCAAAAACAATTAATTTTTTATAATTAAAATTATTTTTATAATCTTTAATAACTGTATCAGCTAATTTATTTAATCTTTTTTTTAATATATCTGGAGAATAAATATTTATAGGTTCATTAAACACTGTTTGCATATTAATCTCAACACCATTGTGAGCGTCAGATATACAAAGTACAGCAGTTTGTTTACTATTAAATTTGTCTTGTATAGTATTAGAAAAAATTAAAGCAGGCATATTATCAATAGCTTCTTTAATTTTTTCATTAAATAATTCAAAACGTGAAATATCTCTAACGTATTGATTATATTCTAAATTAATTGTTTGTATTTTTTTGCGTTCTTTTTCCAATTCTTTTTTAGCAATTAAAATTTCTTGTAATTTATTTTCATCTTGAATATTGTTAATTTCATCATTTTCAAGAATTGATAAAAATTTTTCAAAAAATACAAAACAACGTCGAGTATTTTCTTCTCCATATATATTTTCATTTAACAAAGATTTAGCCCATTCTTTATAACTAATAGTTTTATTAGATAATGCCAGAGTTACTCTTTTAGAAAAAGATAAATAAGATTCATTTTTTTTTCTATCCATTTTTTTTATCATCAATCATTTTCTTAAAATCTTTTTTAGAATTTTCAATTCTAACGCTACTAATACTACCATAGCTTTCTAATTTTTGAGCTCTAACTTCTCTTAAATAATCTCTTTTACTCAATTTTTGATTTTTCAATCTTTTTCTAAATTGCTTAGTTACTCCTTGCATATTTATATCATTAATAAAATGATCGCTTGCCGTAAAGAAAGGAACATCACGTTCTGGAACTCTATAAGTAACTAAATTACCTTTAGGATCATGTTGCACAGACATTTGTTCTTTCATTCTTTTAGTATAGAAATTTCCAATAAATGGTACTCTACATTTTCCTTTATAATATACTTCATGTATTATAAACTCTAAAAAACCTTGTTCCCAATATTCTTTTACTTTTTCTGGAGAAATATTCAATTTTTTACTTACTCCAATATAAAATTCCTTGTCAGTCAAATATGTTATTTTTGAAGCCATATTATTCCTCTTTGTCAAAAAATTCGGTTTTCCTTTTTAATCTTTTTCTGAAAGCTGAACTAAATTTAATACGCGGGTCTAAATATCCTGGATAATCTTTAGGAGGTAAAAATTCTCCTTTAGCCGGATTAAAATATACTTTATTTAATCTTGGAGGTTTTACTTTAAAACTAATTTTACCAATATTCAATACTTGAATGTCAATATAATTAGCTAAACATTCTTCTACAATGTCCTCATAAACTTTAAATACTTCTTTAATTGCTGAATAAGGAACACCAGTTCTATTCATAATTTCCGTATATGCTTCTTGATTTGTAATATAAGGATATTGTTTCTTTCCCATTTTTATTCTCCCTATTTGTTTCTATTTTATTTATTAAATATAATAATATTTTATATATTTCAATAGATTGTCGGCTTATTCTGAGTTCCGTTTTTCTTTTTTCCTTTGATTTTTCAGTTGTAATGAGCATTTTTCACTACAGGTTAGAGTATGTAATGCCATGTTTTTAGGAATAAATCTTCTTCCACAAACAATGCAGATTCTACTTTTAGGGTCTAAATTATTTTGTATATTGTCTATCATCACATCACCAAAACAATCCCATAGTCCTTTTTTAGCAGAAGTTTTTCTAACTGTATATAAATAAGCAACTAAAGTATTCACAATATATTTAATATCTTCTCCGCTTTCCTCAATAATTTTCTCTCTCATATTTTTGTATTTATACATATCTTGATTTTTTATCCCTTTGTTCTTTTCTTTGAAGGTATGTAATCGTTTATTATAATAATCATAAAGCTGTATTATTGAATTATTATCAGAGATATTAAAACCAAAATTTAAGTCCATTAACATACGATAATCAAATTTATTAATAGATTCAGAAAAAATTATCTTAGAATCCGGTATTTTTTCGGCTATACGATTCATGGCAGATTTATTTTTCAAATTTACCTGTTCCTTTTTTTTATCTTTAGCATAAATAAAAAAGTAGGGCAATTTCATATTGGTGTTTCTTTTTATAATTTCCTTCACATCTTTGGGCGGCTCTGGCAACCACAGTGTTTTAGCAGAATCTCTTTTCTACCCTCGGTTTCCCGATATTTATTAGGGGAATAGACTATATCTTCATCTCTATAAGAATAGAGAGACCGGCACTTCGGAATAAGGAGTTTCACCTTAAACCTACTCCCTTATGGGATAGTCGTTGCACCTTCCTTTTTATCAAAGGCTTGGCACAGAGTTGCCATAATTCAATTTAATAAATTAAGGTTTTCTCTGTTAGCATGAATAAAATCCACACACCCTGTATTTACAGGTTCACCGGTTTTTACTTATACATCGCTGTATAAGGTGACTATTATTTAATCACTGCATTATTATAAAAAGTTAACCAACGAATTACATTTAATTGTTCTTCTTCTATTTTTTTATTATTCCATATTTTAGTTATTTTATTAGATATAGGACCAATATTACCTTGAGTATAATTAAAAATCATACCTTCGTATATAGAATCAGAATCTAAATGCTTTTCTTTTGCTTTTTTTAACTCATAGTCTAAAGGAACTATATTTTTCATATTTCTTTCTGCAATAGAGCATATCAATTTACTTTGAATTACAAGCAATTTATCACCGTCGCACGTAAAAGCTACTGACTATATCATAACCATGCGGTTTCCCGTTTAGGTCCAGTGCGCTTTGGGGATGGGAATTTCACCCATCCCCTACTCTACTCAGTTAATACTTTGTAGTGGGTTCTGGCTTAATATCAAATTTATACAACATAGATGGGACTTCATTTTTATATTTAGAAATTATTGAAAGAAATTTTCTGGCTTCTTTGGTACCACATAGTAAACGATAATGCTTATGGTCTTTATTTTGGTAAAATTTAATATGAAACTTTTCTAAAAACCAATCAATAATTATTTGATTTTGATTTTGTTCTATTTGTGTATTCAGATATAAGGTATTGGCAACAATTTGGTCGTTCTTTTTCTGCTTCGTTAAACTTCCATCATCTAAATACCACATATAAAGACCTAAAGATTCAATGGAATTTAATATAGATTTTTGATAAATCTTCTTAGATGGTTTATATAATCTTTTTCTCCAAACCTTAATAAAATCATAAGACTTTGTTCTAAATTCATATCCACCATATCCATTATTATTCACATAATAAATTTCACTAACAGCTATTCCATTTTCTTTCAATATTTTTCTTTTCCATTCTAAATATTCTTTTTGTTTAACTGAATGACGAATACTTAAATAACCATTCGCATTAAGCGTTCCATCTCCTAGTGCCATCCACAATACTAAATTTCTTCCTAATTTTGTTGTTTTCATATTAAGCCTCCATACATATAAATGATGTTTTTCCTACCCTTAGTCGATAGAGGTTCCAGAATCTCTCTGGCTTCCTACGGAGTTGTGCTTACGTTCTCCGTTGCACTATTTTTAGTACATGGCATATTTATGCCTTCACACTGTTTTATATCCCATAGTTTCCTGATGGGTTCGACTGCGACGAACTAATCGAATTGTAATATTTTTGAAATTAAATCATGACAACTTGTATAAATGCACTTAGTGTTTCCGAACCAATATTCTATTTCAGTATTTTTATTATTGATTCTTATAGGCCATTCTCTATATAAATGCGGACTTCTTAAACAAGCCAATTTCTTATTATCTTTGAAATCTTTACAATAAACTTCTCCTTTTTGTAATATTCCTTTCGGATTCTTAATTCCTAAAAATAACCATTCACAAAAAGCATAGAGATCAGGAGATACAAAATAATAACCTCCATTAATTCGTAATCGTCCAGCCTTTGCTTGTTTTACTAAACTAATTTTTGTTTGTTTCAATATATCTCGACAATAAGGATCACGTATTAATTCAGGATATAATATCAATGCTTGCTGAAACCAACTTGGATTAATATTATTTTTTGTAGCTCCTAATAGACGCATACTTGTTTGAAAATCATTTCCTATGGAATTTATTTCTTTTATAGTATTTTTTATTAAATAATTAATTTCATTAGAAGTAATATCTGTTAAAGTTTGCAGCATTTGATAATTTATACGGCTTTTAGGTATATAATTTTCTTCTATATTACAATAACATACTTCACAATTATATTTTTTAAAATTATCTTTATATTCTTGCCAGGAAGAATAATATTTATACAATTTGAATTGAGATTTTGTGAATATATATTCAATTCCATCAGCTAAAATATCATATTCTTTACCATAAATGTCTTTAATAATACATGTTCCATTTTTACATTTTTCTTTAATAAATTTGTCAAAAGGAAAAGTTATAAGCAAACCTTTTATAAATGGTGCTCTAATCATTCTTGTAGGACCATTAAGCATAATACCACATCCATCAGTATGAGGTATTTTAACTTCTTTTTCTTGTCGTGTTATTTTATATGTTTTAGAATCAATATAATCTACTTCCCCTTGAACATTTGTTTCAAAATCTTCTACAACTATGCTTTTATCAATGTCAAAATCGTTCCAAGGATCGGTTGCTGAATTACTCAAAGCAAGATAACTTAAAAATTTATTTGGGTTTATACCGCCTTTTTCATTAATTTTTTCTATTGTTAATCCACACATTAAAGTCAAAGAAATTTTATTATATATTTTTTCTTTTATAAAAACACTTTTTTTTGTTCTTATTTGTCCAGCAGAAGCAGTTAAAAAAATATATTTTTCATTATTGTATAAAAATCCATTTTTAACTAAATTTTTGAATACTTGAAAAAAATATACATCAACTATGAATAAGTCTTTAGTCAAAGAATTTGTTGTAATATTCATAGTTCTTGTTAAACTGCTTTCAAATAAACTAATAATATTTTTTTCTTTAAGAGATTTTATATTCAATTCTCTAACAATATCACTATTTTTTTTAGCATCTAATAGACAAGTTAATTTTCTTTTTTCTTGTTTTATTAATTTATTGATCCATTTTTTACGCCATTCGGATTTATTTTTGTTTTTAGCTATATAAAGTCTTAATAATCTTTTGTGAAAAAATTGTTCTTCTGAATTGTAAAAATCATCAGTAGAAATAGAATATAAAAAAATTTGTTTATTCAAACTCATTTTTCATTCTCACAGTCTTATTTAAGTATTTATTTTTTATTTTAATTATAATAATTTTTTAGTCTGTTTTTGTTCTTATTACACCACTCCTTCTCTTTATATAGGATTTGCTTTTAGAATCAAAAATAGAAAGATTTTTTATTGTAATTATAATAAAATAAAATTTTATGTTTTTGCAAGTAATTCTCTTCGCCCCGCAGGGAGTATAAATGCGGAGCAATTTGCATAATAACAAAGAACAAAAAGTTTTTGCATTTTTCAAAAAGAAAGTACCAAAGAAATTTTATTTTTAAAAAATAAAAATTTTATTTCACTTCATTTCATTACGTTCAATAAAAATTTTATTTTTTAAAAATATATTATATTATTATTTGATATTTATTTATAAAATATATAATAATATAATATATTTTTTCTTTTTCTTAATATAATATATTTTTTCTTTTTCTTTATATATTTCTTTTTCTTTTAATAAGTATATTTAATATATATATTAAATATATAAATATATTATATATAATAGTTTTTATAATGTCAAGCATAAAAATAGACAAATTTATTATATATTATATTATATATATTATTCAAATTTACGCTTGACAATTATAAAATAAATAGATAATATAAAGAAAAACAAAGTGAAAGGTCGTATAAAAATGACACGGGAAGAAGCGATTACCCTTTTTGAAAAACAACTCACGGCGGCGCAGGTGGTTCTGGACAGCGGATTTGGGAGTAATCCGGGAGAGAACGACATCCTATACCGTAGGCGGAAAGAGATGGCTGAGATTGCCCTCTCCGCCCTCCGCCCCATCAGCCGGGAGCGGGTGGAGAAGGTGTGGATGGGCGAATGGGAATTTGAACAGAGTGAGTTTACGGATGCGAAATACGGAAGTATAAGGTGCTCAAGATGCAAGAAAATTAATGCACATGGAGATGATAGAGTATTAAAGAATTACAGAAAATATAACCATTTTTGTCCGAAATGTGGTGCTCCCATGACGAACGAGGCCGTGGGCATGATGATGAAGAGATTGGAGGCGATTTTCAGTGCGCGGAACGATGATTGAAAAATGCGGCGAATTCCTAAACAAAAAGGTTCATCCGATATTTGGAGGATATTTTTGTGCCCTCATGAAGCGGTCATTTTGCGGGTTGGAGCCAGATTTGTTTTTAGACTGTAAGAAGGAGGCGCTGAAAGATGACTGATGCCGAAAAGGCGGAATGGCTGCAAAATGGAAGCCACCAAAGTAACCGTTATTGTGGTTATTGCGGGCAGAGACTTTTGTGGGATGCGAACAGAAAGGAGGAAACCCCATGACAAGGAAAGAAATTCTCGCCGCTGCGGAGAAGTGCGTGTGTGGAGATCGGGAGCAGGATTATGGAATTCCAGAAAATAACTTCCGTTTGATTGCGGAATTTTGGCACACCTACCTCAGTGCGAAGTGTGTTGCCGCTGGGGTCCATGTGCAGTTAGACCCGGAGGATGTGGCGGCCATGATGGCCTTGCTCAAGATTGCCCGGGCATCTGTAAACCCTGAGCACATTGATAGCTGGATTGATTTGGTCGGATACGGTTGCTGCGGAGGAGAAATAGCGACAAGAGAAACCGATGTAGGTGGGGAATATGAAAAAGATTGATTATGGGAAAGATTACTTCGTTTCCGAAGACGGAAAAGTTTTCTCGAAGAAGCGCGGGAAAACAAAGGAGTTAAAGCCGATAAAGAAAGGGCATGGAGGCTACGTAAAGGTTAGGCTGTACGATGATGGGAAATGGAAAAATTTTTTTGTCCACAGGCTTGTTGCTGAGGCATTTATAGAGAATCCCAATAATTTTCCGATTATAAACCATATAGACGAAAACAAATCTAACAATAATGTTAGGAATTTAGAATGGTGCACGACGAAGTATAATGTAAATTATGGGCAAGCAAGAAGGAAAATGAGTGAATCCATGAAAGCGCACTTTGAGAAAAATCCGTCAGAATATGATCGAGTGCGAAAACAGTTGCTTGGGCGGTCTCTATCGAAAGAGAGTAGAAAGAAAATTGCATCTAAATTGTCTATTCCGGTTGAGTGCTTGCAGAATGGAGTTGTTGTTAGAAAGTATAGTTCAACTAAAGACGCGGCAGAAAGTATAGGGGCTGATTCATCAAATATTTGCGCAGTGCTGAAAGGTCGAAGGAAAAGAACAGCCGGGTACGAATGGCGCTACGCAGCTTGCGGCGGGGAATTGGCGACGCTGGGGGGAAAAGATTGAGTATCACAAAAGGAATGTTTACCAGCACAACGGATCTCTGGGAAACACCGCAAGCATTTTTTGACCAACTCAATGCAGAGTTTTGTTTTTCCCTGGACGCATGCGCTCTGCCGTGGAATGCGAAGTGTGAAAGGTACTACACCCCAGAGCAAGACGGATTGTCTCAGATTTGGACCGGTGTTGTATGGTGCAATCCTCCTTATGGACGGAAGATCGGGAAATGGGTCGAAAAAGCGGCTTCCAGCGTTGCAGAAGGTGCCACGGTCGTGATGCTGCTGCCAGCCAGAACGGATACGCAGTGGTTTCACCGGTACATCTATCACCAGGCAGAGATCCGGTTTGTGCCTGGACGTCTAAAATTTGTCGGCGCCAAATGGAATGCACCGTTTCCGTGCATGGTTGTGATATTTAGGCCGGGGAGGGAAGAACAGAGATGACGCAGGAGGGGATGGAGTGAGCCTAAAAGATTTGATTGCTGATGTGAACGTCAACGAGATTTGCGAACACATCGAAACCGAAACATTGTCAGAATGGGTAAACGCATGGCAGGAAGCCGCCCTCTCCGCCCTCCGTCCTGTCAGCCGGGAGCAGGTGGAGAAGGTGTGGAGGGGGAAGTGGAAATATAGTCATACAAGCGAAATAGATCATTTTGCTGTTGTTAAATGCTCAAAGTGTGGATACGAAGCGTTTGCGATCTCCCTTTTTGTGAAAGATGGAAATTTCTGTCCTTCCTGCGGTGCTCCCATGACGAACGAGGCCGTGCAGATGGTGATGGAGAGGATGGAGGCGCTATATGAAAGCACCTGAATGTGTATGTAAGACACCGGAGGAGTGTATTCGCGTTGCGCTGGCAATCGAAACATTGGCATACCACGATAAAAACTACCTGGATAGTTGTCTGGCAAAAAGCGATGCGAGAATCAGTGAAGAAGTGCAGTCACTTTTGACTGAGGCGTTGAGATTGGAGGAAATGCAAAATGATTCACTGTAATGATGCCGACGTATTTATCAAAAAAGAAGATGGAAACGTAGTGGTAGTAATAGACAGTTGTCATGCGACGTTTAACAATAAGCAGTTGGACGAGTTTATCAAGGCTCTAAAGTACGTTAAAGTTTACGGAGGGAGGCTATGATAGATGGATAAAATCGTGGTTTGTGCTCTTTTTGGAGCGATATTGCTCCTGATTTTATGCACCTGTTACTATTTAGCGGGGTACAAAAAGGGCACACAAGATATAGCAAAATTTCATAACAGCGTTTGGAAAACGGCGGAGAGGGAGGCGCTGAAAGATGACTGATGCCGAAAAGGCGTACCAGTATTTTGTGATTGCTGTACCTGAAAACGAGGAGCAGGCCAAGGCATACTTCTGGGCCAGAAAGGCACTTCAGTCCACCCTCACCCCGCCGAATGAGTGGGTGCGAGTGAAAGATGCCATGCCGCCAGAGCATGAGCCTGTTCTGTGCATCGTGAGCGGGAGCCCAAAACCGAACATCATTCTGGACGAAACGTACCAGCTTGGCTCGTGGAACAATGACGACGGTTGGATAATCGATGAATACCTTGAATGGACAGATGCGGATGTGCTGTGGTGGCGGATGCTTCCCGCACCGCCTGACTGCCGCCCGCCGGAGGGAGAGGACAATGGAGAATGAAAAGTTTTTTCTCGCCTTGAGAGCAGGAGCAAGGGCCATAGTCAACAACAAACGGTTACATGGGGCTATTTACTGCTTTGATATCTGGGGAGAAAACGGAGGGCCAAAAGAAATTTCATATCTGGAGGCTGCTGTATTATTGTCAGAAACCGCCGATAAGATGGAAGAAAGACCGCTGGAGGGAGAGGAGGACACCTGATGGATGTTGAGAAACTAATTGAAGCTGCAAAGCTATATGGAATTGACGCCGCCGACGCCCTCACCGCCCTGCTGGCTGAAAACGAGAAGCTGCGGGCCGAGCTGGAACAAAAATCAAAACTGATTGCCCAGCAGGCCGCAGAATTGGAACGGCGAGACACGTTGCTGAAAGAGCAAGAGGCCGAGGCCGCACTACGGAGGGAAAAGGAATGAAGGAGTACATTGAGAGGGCACAGCTCTTAAAAAATCTTGGGTATGATGAAACAAGACGAGCTGATGTCCTTCCTGGGTCAACGTTTGATATTGTTCTGAAAGAGCCCGCCGCCGACGTTGCGGAGGTGAGGCACGGGAGATGGGAGTTTTTAGGGCCAAATAGACTAATTAAAAGTTGTATGTGTGGAACTTGTAGCGTGTGCCACGTTAGATCAAAATTCATTTCAAATATTGCAATTTGTCCCACTTGTGGCGCGCACATGGATGGAGAGATTAAGAATGAGACCAATTGATGCTGATATGTTGCAAGAACTATACAATAAGCGGATTTTTGATACTTGGAATAACGAAACTGCTCCTGTATCATGGGCAGCGACGTATGCAGATTTCAAGGATGATATAGATAGTATACTCACCATTCCACAGCCCAGCAATGAACCGCTGACATTGGAAGAACTGTGGGAGATGAATGAAGAGCCTGTATGGGTACAAAATCTTGAAGAACCGGGGAAAAGCCAGTGGAGACTATTATATTGGGACAGAGGAAAACACCTTGTCCTGTAAGGCATATCAGTCCAGGGTTATTTACTGGAAGAGTACGGAGAATCTTGGCTTGCTTATCGTTGTCCGCCAGAGAAAAAAGACAAAATTAATTGGCATTATTAATAATATTCGTCAAAATTGTTAATAATAATCGTTATATTTTGGTATAATTTATAAAAATAATAATTTGACAATTAAACATAATTATGTTAATCTTATTATAAACAATAAAGTGATAATGAGGGAATACGATATGTTTAATTTTTTTATTCAAAAATTATTAAATAATAAAATACAATTAGAAATTGATAAAAAACAAGAAGAATTAAATACAATTAATTTACAACTTCAAATTTATAAAAAAGAATTAGATGAAACAATAAATTTATTAGGAACTAATAAAGGATTAATTGAATTACAAGATATAGGAATAGAATATATTCCTGAAATTACTTCTTTTGTTGAGATTAACACTAAGATAGATCAAATTAAAAAAGAAATGGCTCAACTTATATCGAGAAATGCTTTATATATAATTATAAAAGAGTATAAAGTAGATCATTCTTTAGCAAAAGGTATTTTATTTCAACATTCTTATTGTGAAAGTTTATTGTTTGGATTTAATTCTTTTTTTGATAGAAAGAAAAAAAGCGTAACTTCTCAAAATTTGTCAAGAAGTATAGATTTAATCACTAATAATTTTAACCGATGTAATAAAAAGGCTTCAATAATTGGAGTAAAAATTAACGAGGAATATTTACATTTAAGTATCAGATTATTAAAATTAGAATTAGATAAAAAAATAGCGCAAATTAACGAAAAAGAAGAAGCTAAAAAAGCAAGATTTAAATTAAGAGAACAAGAAAAATTACTTTTTGAAGCAGACAAAGAGAAAAAAAGACTTGAAAAGGAAAGAAAAGATTTAGAAAAAATTTTAAGCCAATCTATTACAAAAGAAGATCAAGAACAAATTAAAAATAAGCTCGCTGAAATTGATAAAAGACAAAATGAGATTGATTGGAGAATTAATCATAGTTCAGCTGGATGGTTGTATATAGCAACTACTAAATCTATGCCAGGTATGTATAAAATTGGTTGCACAAGAAGATTAAATCCTTTAATTAGGTTGTCTGAATTATCAAGTGCCAGCGTACCTTTTGTATTTGAATGTAATGGTTTAGTTTTTTCAGAAGATATTTTTGATATAGAAACAAAGATACATCAAAGATTGGATTCAAAAAGAGTAAATAAAGAAAATAAACATAAAGAATTTTTTTATGGAGAGCCTAATGAAGCGATAACTATTCTCAAAGAAGAATTTGATGTTAGAGTCCATTATGCTGATGAAATTGGCATTAATATAAAAGAATAAAAAGGAGATATAATTATGAAAGAAACTTCTATCGAAAGAATTGTAGGAGAAGAAACATGCACTTTATACACAAGTGAACGTAAATTTATTTCAAAAATTGAACAATATAAGGAAATTTATCCTGATTTGGTTGATTTTGAAAAAAATTCAGATGGAAGTATTGTTGCGCATGTACCTTTTGATTGGTTTAAATTTATTTCTCCTAAAAAGAAAAGAGTATTAACAGAAGAAGAAAGAAGAGCTATTGGAGAAAGATTAAAAAGAGCAAGAGACATGCTTGATTAAAAATAAGAGGAGTATAAAAATATTTTATGATTCTGACTGGAGATGCAATTTATAAACGATTAGGTAACTCGATTATCATTGATCCTTTTGATCTTGACAAACTTAATCCAAATAGTTATAATTTGACTTTAAATAATAAATTATTAGTTTATGATGAAGATAAATTAGACATGAAAATTAACAACAGTTATCATACTGTTGTAATTCCTGAACAAGGTTTGTTGTTAGAACCTGGAAAGGTATATTTAGGTAGAACCAATGAATATACTGAAACTCAAAATCTTGTTCCTATGTTAGAAGGTCGATCTTCTCATGGACGTTTAGGATTATTTGTTCACGTATCTGCTGGATTTGGAGATATTGGATTTAGAGGATATTGGACTTTAGAATTAAGTTGTGTCCAACCAGTGGTAATTTATCCAAATATAGATATTTGTCAAATTTATTATCATACTATTATAGGTGAAGTTTTGAATAAATATCAAGGCAAATATCAAAATAGTAAAGATATAATGACAAGTCAAATATATCAAGAATTACTTAATAAATAGAGGACGATTATGAAAAAAGGTCCTTATCCAAGAATTGCGCAGGCGCTGGGAGTTGAGGTTGGAGAACGGTTTGTATATAAAGACCCGAATAAAGAAGAGGTCACCCTTTACGTTGAGGAAAATGGAATGGTTGTGTTTATCTTCAAGGATGGGCAAAAGCTTCAAGATATTGGAATGGATTATGTTTTGGTGCAGGCCATTAACCATCCCGACCGCATCATCCGCAAGCCCAGCTGGACGGAAGAAGAGATAGTGATAGCAGAGCTTATTTTGAGTTTATATGAGAGAAAAGACATTGTTTTTGGACGTTATGAGAATGGACAACTATGGTGGAAAGTAGGAAACAGAGCGAAAAATGATTTTCCAAATAAATTTTTCCCATCTATTCGTCCGAGCAATGAGTTTGATTTAATTGAGATCATCGGAGGCGCAGAATGAGAGAGATCCTTTTCAAAGCTAAGCGGCTGAATGGCGAGTGGGTGGAGGGGTTGCCAACTGGGGCAAGAGAAGATGGATCGTATTATATAGTCACAAATGTATATGGGATGGACGAACGATTTGGGATTGGAAATAGAGGGGAGTATAGGCTTTTTCACGATGCCTACAGAGTAGACCCATCCACGGTTTGCGAGTACACCGGACTGACTGACAAAAACGGGAAGAAGATTTTTGAGGGGGATATCATCCATTGGGCGAACTGGAACGGCGAACAAAAAGAATCCCCTGTATGCTATGACCAAGAGTGGAATAGATTTTGTGTTTGGTTGAATGGCGCTGAAAGCATGGGCGTAAATATACATCTGTCAACGAGCGGAATTGAGATCGTCGGCAACAAATTCGATGGAGGAAAAGATGATAGTTAATGAACAAAGGAAAGTGAAACTTGTAAACTGCTGTAATGCGATTTATGCTGAAAACGAGCTAATTAACGCTGCGTTATGGTATAGTGATAAACCGATTTGCAGTACAAAGAAAATAGTTTTACGTAGAGACTATCCATCAATTTGCATTTACGATAAAAAAATTTCAATTCATAGATTACTCATGATGTATTGGCTACAAGAAGAAATCCCGGATGGGTATATTGTCCACCACATCAACGAAAACAAGTTGGATGCACGAAAAGAGAATCTGGCCCTCGTCCCATTTACAACACATCAACATTATCATAATGCAGGGAAAACCCTGACAGATCAGCATCGGGAAAAAATAAGCCAAGCGAATTACAGAAGATGGGAACGTGTACGAAAAAATAACATCCACGACGGGGAGGGCTACGATGATGATTAAACTGCTTCTTTTTCTGGGCATCATCCTGTCTATTGTCAAAGCAAACGGATGGTTTATAATCCCGATGCCTGTTTTGGTTTTCTGCTGGGTAGGAAGCTTCGTTTGCTGGATGATTTATTCGTATGCTCTTGGTGTAGGCGAAGGAGCCGCAAAAGAGATGAAAAAGAAAGTCCACGACGGGGAGGGCGGACAGCATGAATGATTGGATTAGCGTCAAGGAGAGATTACCGGAAAAGGATGGATGGTATTTTGTCTATGCTCCTGAATATTGGGGTAACAACAAAATTTATGGACTTAATGGCCTTGCATATTCCAACTTTAAACACAACTACAAAGATCGCTGGGGGATTGAAAGAAAAATGGGGAAAGGATACCCTGTGATTGTCACCCACTGGATGCCACTTCCTAATTCGCCGAAAAAAGAACAAAAATAAAAAGGATAAATATTATTTATGATTAAACGTATTTCAACTTTATTAATTATTTTGTGTTTAATTTTAAGTATTACTGTTTATGCAAGAGTTCCTAATGGTGTTAATATTGAAAATTTTGATGCAAATGTTAATTATATGACAGAGATGTATGAATGCGCGAAATTAAATACAGATCATAGTTTAATTGTTGGGGCAATTTATGAACAACAAAGAAATTTAAAAATTGATTTTTTGAATTTGAATGAATATGAAAAAACAGATTTTTTTAATGAAAAGAACACAGGAGAACAAATTTTAACTCATATTGAAAATTATCTTAATGTAACACAAGATAATTTTAATTATGAAGATTATTATACAATTAATGATGTAAATATGTTGGCTAAAGTTGCTTATTGTGAATCACGAGGAATTAAAAGTAAAACTGAAATTGCCTGTGTTATGTGGGTTATTTTGAATAGAGTAGATAATAGTAATTTTCCTAATACTATCTCAGGTGTAATTTTGCAACCTAATCAATTTGCATATAGTGCAAATGTACCAACAGTCAGCGATTATGGTTATGATTTGAAAGTTTTAGCCACTGATGTTCTTAATAATTGGGCAAAAGAAAAAGCTGGTAGAACTGATTATGTGAGATGTTTGCCTAAAGAGTATCTATATTATGGAGGAGATGGAATTCATAATTATTTTAGAACATCTTATACGGGTGGCGTCAGATGGGATTATTCTTGGGGATATCCTTATGGATAATTATAAAGGAGAGATATTATGATTGTTAATGGAAGTATTGGACAGAAATTAAATAATGAAATTGCTTCTCTGGGGGGAGGGGTAGCAGCTTATTGGGAAGGAGAAATAGATCAAGATAATGGTTCAATATCAATACCTTTTAATGAAGGATATAAAACTTATAAATGGGCGATAATGAGTGTTAGTGCTTCTATACAAGAACCACGTTTATATTATACTTTTATTTTCAAAAAAGGTGGAGAAACAAGTTTTGAATTATTAAGTTCATCAGGTACATTGAGTACTTTTTATATTGATATGTATGCTGACACAAATATTTTATGTCATGCAGATTATGTTTTGTATGCACACATATTATTTTTTTATTAAAAGGAGAAATATATGATTAATATTATCCAAAACTTAAAACTGGGGGGGGCATTATTGTTGCTTCCCTAAAGGAGAGTAATGATAATGTCTAAATATAATATTACAATGAAACAAAAGAATGATTCTGGTTATAATGAATTATATCCAGAATCATTAGATACTCAAATTAAATTAAGTAAAGATACTACTGGTTTTACTGGCACTAATGTATCAGAAGTATTGATGGAATTAAATAGTAAAATTCCAGGTGGTATGGCAGGTTCTTCTTATAAGATTATAGGTTATTTAGAAAATTATAGAAATAATGAAAGTATGACTGCTAATGTAGTAAATAAAGTTGAAATTCCATGGACATCGGCTCCAACAGACGATGCAGATTTATATATATTATGGGTAGGAAATTCTAATACTCCATTAAAAAAAACCAAAGGTGATTTTGAAACTGGCGTTTTTTTTATAGGCCCTGATATAGATAAAATATATAGTACATTAAATAACAAAAAATATGGAATAGGCTTTGGATATGATTTCAATAATTTTAAAATAAATGAAAATTATGCTGGAGCCACATTCTCAACTTTAGATTATATAGCTTGGGGAGTAATAGAAGAATTTTATGGAGTTGATTATAGTCCTTCACAAATAATACAGATTGATGGATTAATCAGTTATCATAATTCAAGTAATAATATATTATCAAAAGATTATAGTTGTCAATTTTCTACTAACGCAACATCAGGTTATTTGCGTACCAGATGGATGATAACTAATATTAATAATAATAATATCACATGCCATTTTGGTTTACAGTCAGGTTCTGCTAATAATTATAGTCTGTGGAGTTTAAATGTAGTAGCATTGAAAAGGAGTAATTAAATGTATTATTGGTGTATTAGGGATGAAAACGGGCATCCTGGTCAAATGGGAGCAATTGATAATTTATCCAGAATTCCAGAAGGCGCAGAAGAAATAACTGAAGAAGAGTTTGAAATGCAAAAAGATTCGAAAGGTCGTAAGAAAAAAGCAGATGGAAGTTTTATGTTTGTAAAAACAGAAAAACTTATTCAAGAACTTAGTAATGAATGTGAAAGAAAGATTATTTCTGGTATTGAATATAATGGAAAACAATATTCTTTATCTTTAGCAGATCAAATTAATATTAATAATATGTATCAAAAAGTTACTTCTCCTGTTAATACTTTGTCTGTTGATAATTCTATTACCTATCATGCAAATAATGAAATAGAAAGTGAAATTGATACACAAACTGTATTGGGATTAAAACAATCTATGGACGATCATGTTCAATCTTGCAGGACTCATTATAATAAATTAAAACATTATTTATTATCATTAGGGGCAGAGCAAAAAGATTATGAAGTTATTAAAAACTTTAATTGGGATACTGTAATTGATTAATTAAAATGAAAAAAGATTTGACAGGATATTATTGTTTTACTCATAATCATGACTGGTCAATTATAGAAAGTTTCAATAAAAACTTAGTAATAGCAAGATGTAAAAATTGCGGTAAAGAAGAAGTTATATTTATAAATGGAGATAGAGGTTTTTATTTTAATTGGATGCCTCCAGATGATAAAATAATTTTTATTTAATAGGATTTATTATGGAAGCAAAGAAGAGTGGCGATTTTTATTGAAGCAAGGAGAGCATGATGATTAAGTTTGAAAATAAAAAAGTTGTTGGCTGGGAACATGCGATCAGTGGAATGCGAAATCCTTTGGAGAGTTGGGAGAAGAGCGATAGTTGCTGGTATGAAAAAGCTCCAAATTTTTCTGATTTACCAAATGGAGTCCTACTAATGAGACAAGAGGGCAGTGAAGTTTTTTGTATTGGCCCGAACGACCTTAATTTAATGACCCGGCTGCGGAATGCAGGAACGGACCATCGAAAATTTATGCGAATGATTACAGTATATGTGGATATTATTGCACCAAGATACTGGTGGGCTGAAATGGATACATATAAGGTCGGAACAGTCACAAACTCCTGCTCGACAATGCACTGTATTCATAAAAAAAAGTTTACATTAGACGATTTTTCGACGGAACATCTGTTTGATATTAATGATATATCAGAATGGGATGAACAAACAGAAAACGTTAAAGACCACGCTCTTGCAGCTATAAACGTTGATGGTGATTGGTGTTATTTCTCTCCGAAGGGGTATATTCAAATGACTTGTAACGTACTTAATCGTTTTCGTGAGTTATATCTTGAAACCAAAGACAAGAAATACTGGTGGCAAATGATTCAGCTTCTTCCTGGCTCTTATAACCAGAAGCGGACCGTCATGCTAAACTACGAAGTCTTAGCAAACATCTACAAATCTCGTAAAGGACATAAGCTTGATGAATGGAGAGAATTTTGTGAATGGATCAGAAATCTTCCGTACTCTGAATTAATTACAGGAAAAATGCAACAAACAAATGATACGTGAAGTTGTATTACAAATTATATTGCTTGCAATTTTATTGTTTTTAGCAATTAAAGAACAAATATTTTTTTAATAGGTGATATCATGAATTTTAACAAATTAAATTTTTGTTTATTTTCTAATCAAAACTGGGGGGGGGCATTATTGTTGCTTCCCTAAAGGAGAGTAATGATAATGTCTAAATATAATATTACAATGAAACAAAAGAATGATTCTGGTTATAATGAATTATATCCAGAATCATTAGATACTCAAATTAAATTAAGTAAAGATACTACTGGTTTTACTGGTACTAATGTATCAGAAGTATTGATGGAATTAAATAATAAAATTCCAGGTGTGTTGCCAGAAGCAGGAACATATCAATTAGTAGGTTGTGTAGAAGATTATAGAAATAATCAAGCAGTAACAGGGGAAACAGTTATAAAGACTGAAATCCCATGGTCAAAAACGCCTTCAAATATATTAAAGAATGGAACACCAGATTTATATATTTGTTATATTGGCGATCAGCCAATGAATCGTTATGGCGCAAATGTAGAACCACAAACTGCATGTTTTATTTTTGGTCCAGATATAGATAAAAGATATTATTTAAAAGATACATCTCCTTCAACATGGGCACCAGCTATGGCTTTTGGCTATCAATGGAGTAATGCTCCGTTTAACACCGATTCAAGTAGTTATGGGAATGTTAAGGTGTCAGAATTTAAATATAGAGATTTATGTACAATTAAAACTTTTTGGCGCAATGATAATTTTACTCCTACTGTATTATCTCAATTAAAAGGGATTTCTTGTTATCAATCAATATCAACAAGATCGACATCTTATGGGCCAGAAATTGTTATGGAAACAAGTAACGATACATATAATAATTCATTATGTATTACAAATATAGATTTGACAAATGGTGTTACGGTTCATTGGGGTTGTCAAGGAAATAATCCTGGATATAGTTTATGGTCGTTGACTCTATTAGTTTTTAAGAGGATGAATGAATAATTATGATTAATTTAATATCTCCCCCCCCAAGTGGGGATAGTCAATCAAAAAGTTACTTCTTATAATTATCAATATATAGAAATAAAATTTAATTTTATCCCTTCTTATGCCATTTTGAATTTTTATTTAATAAATAATCAAAATTATAATTTTTATGGCAATGTTATAATATTTAAAGAAGAGCCTCCTGTTTCATGGGATAATTATAGTTATTATAAATTGGGGGAAAATTATAATTTAGCGTTTGATGATATAAGTTTAAATAATAATATTTTGTCAATAAGTCAGGCATCTTCATATAATTATTATGTACAAGGAATCGTTTTTTAAGGAGAAAATATGAGCATTTCAAATGTTATTAAATTTAATGAAACTGGTATCCCCCCCCTGGACAGTTGATGACGAAGGTAAAGTTTTATCTATTAAAGAAAATAAATTAGCTTGGGTGGAAATGAGTGGAACACCAGTAGAACCAGAAGTCGAAGAATATAAGTGGGTTGTTACACCAAATAAATATACGATTTATAATGAAGAAGGAACAACTTTAAAAACAGAAAATAAAACTCTCACTGAATGGGAGTGCCCTGCGACTGGAGATTATGTTGTACAACTTCATGCTCAAGGTGGCACTGGTGGTAATTGGATGGGGCAACAAGTGTCCCAAGGATCATATCCTTTGGTAACTTATTCTATCAAACAATTTACCGGCGGCGGTGGAGGAGGATCAGGTGCTAAAATTACACTAAATATAAACAAAGGACAAAAATATTCTCTTTCAGTTAATAATAATAAATCTACTTTTGGAGACTATTATGTTGATCGTGGCGAAAATGGTAGTAACGCAGATTTTAATTCATCTACGCCCGGGACAGGAGGAGAAGTAGGGAGTTATCATTCTTCTTTAACTCTAATGGCAGAAAAAGGAGAAGATGGGACGAAAAAAGTGGAAACGAGTGCCACTTCTGGTTTTAGATATGAAAAAGCGTCCGGCGGAAGCGGGTATGCTATTAAAGATGCCAATGATACTGTAGGATACGGTTCAGGTGGGCGCAGCGGAACAGGACAATATGTTTTTGCTGCTGATGATAGAATATATACTGAAGAAGGAAAAGAAGGACAAGGTCCTGCAATAATTATTAGAAGAAAATTGGAGTGATAATTATATTTGGTTCGATTCTACCTTTCTCAAACGAAAAAGTTGCGAGATATTATGTGTATAGTATAGATGCTATAAGGAGCACAGTAAAAAGTATAACACAAAGAGCATATAGTAAAAAACAAATAAGTAATATTACTTACCAAGTGAATATTTGTAACCAACATTCCGGTGGAGATCAATTAGAAACCTATGCCCTCCCCCCTGTGGTGAGTATAGGAAGAAAAACTATTCTATTGAGCAATTCTAACGACACCTTGTTGATCCCATTTATTTTTCAAAATGTAAAAGAAGAAATAAACAATATTTATTCTTTTAGAATTCTTTCTCCGTCCAATGTTGATGCTGATTATTTTAGTGGAATACAATTACAAATAGCTCACAGCAATAATAATATTAATCAAATATATTTTGATGTTTCTGTGGTGTCAGAAGGTGATGTCACAGTAGATAAAATATATTTATGGATATATAATTAAAATTATATAGGAAGGAAATGAGGAAATGAGTATAGGGAATGTTGTTAAATACCCCCCCCCTACGGAGCAGCCAATGAAGGAGAAATATTGACTGTAAAAGATAATAAATTGACATGGACAAAAAAGCCGGTTATAATTTCTCAAACTGAGCCCGAAGATTTAGAAATAAATGATGTATGGATTCAAATAACTGGTAGTTCTTCATAAAAAATAAAATAAAAAAGAGATGTATAATCATTTTCATACATCTCTTTTTATTATGTCTTTAAATAAAAAATTGGGCTCTAATTTAATATTAATATCGCTAAATTTGCGCCGTGTTTCGCCAGAGAAAGAATCAAGTTGTTTAGTGGACATGATCTTTCTATAAGATTCTTGATTTATGGTTTTAAGTTCAGGAAATTCTTGATATATTTTTTGTAACTTTTCTATAATTCTGTTTTCAGTAGGAGGAGATAAAGTGATTACTTTTTTAAGAAAAATATATTGATCGTCAAATTCTTTTGCACATAATTCTTTTATTGTTTTATTCAAAAATTTATATTTATTATCAGATAACCATCCATTCTCATATCCAGGGACAGCAATTTCTTTGGCTCTACTTAACAGGGCCATACATTGTTTATCTAAATCTGTTTCTAAAGGGACATTATGCCCGAGAATAAAATAACCATGGCGCCCATAATGTTCTGAATATAATCTATATCCAGAGCTTAGACGAATTAAATCTCTTTTTGCCATATTCTCTAATTTGGTCAAAGTCCATCTGACCAATATTTTTTTTGCTGTGGCCGATATTTCAGGAAAATTGATATATTCGTTTCCAAGTGCGGACATTGTATCAATATTATAAGAATAGATAAAATTATCATTCACAAGGCCAAATAATTTTAAAAGCTCAGTATTAGACAAAAACAAAGTGCGGCCATCATTCTTTTGAAAAGTTTGATAAACAATAGCATCAAATATATTTTGATATTTATTATTCTTATTAAGTTTAGAAAACGCCTTTATTTCATTCTCATAGACTTCATCAATTCTATACCTCGTAGGGCTGCTAAGTATTTGAAGATCACAATAGAGGGCCAAATCTTCTAATTGTTTTTGCTTAGAATATCCACCTTTTTTAGAAAGCCCCAAAGACTCACATAAGGGCCCATATTTTAATTCTTGGCCTTTAATTTCATTCATTTTTTCGGCCAAATTATCAGGAATGTTTTTCATCTTTTTTTCTCCATTTTTGTCTATTTGTCTATTTTTTGTGCTATACAATTTTAGAAAAAGGCGACGCACTTTTTCGTTAAGAAATTGTATTCCTAAAATATTTTTGTCTAAATTCATGTTCATATATAGATATATTACAGTATATGAACAAGAAAATAGACAAAAATATTTTTTTAAGTTTTTTCCTATCTATTTTATTACTTTTTTATGAACATGTCAAGTAAAATTAAAAATTTATTTTATTTATCTTTAATTTATAAAAATTTTTCTCTATTAGTAATAAGAATATATATTTTATCTAATATAGAATATTAGAAGAGATTGTAATAAATATAAGCAAATATAATAATAAATATAAGAAAAATATATGAAAGAGGTTGTTAGACTATGTATATTGGTTGCATGTGTCATGACTATTATAGGTATTGATTGTATGTGTCTGTTATATGTATCATGTTTGTTACATGTGTCTGTAAATTGGTTACATGTGTCTATGTGTGTATGACTACACGGGTTTTTTAATAGCAAACTAAACAACTCATCCCAAACAAGCCCCTATATTTTTATATAAATTGAACAAAACATTTGTAATTATATATAATAATATACTATTATGATATAAAAATTTTAACAGGTGTTAAAAAACTACCATACGGTGGCAAATGTGAAGTTTACTTCATACACATTACGGAATTGTATTAAGCATTTAATACAATCTCACTCACTCACTCACTCACTATTATACACTTTTTCTTGCTTACATATCATATACAATCTATGCCCACACTATTTCCCATTTTCAAAAATCAAAGACCATTCCTTTCTTTCCTGCTCTATTCTTTATATCTATAATCATTTATACCCTTAATCTTTTAACTCTCTTAGCTCTATCTATTCTTTCTCTTTGTCCGTGTCTGTCCTTGACGTTGCTTGATGATAAGAGAGACGATCATAGTGATCATTAAAAGAAGAAGAGAAAAGAAATATAATATATAATATATAATATAATTCTGAATATGAGAATAGGGAAGGAACTGAGACAGCCTGTGGCCTGCCTGGTGGCCTCTGTAATCAATTTTCAAAATCAAGATAGGTAAAGGGGTATAAGGGCTTATTAGGATAGCTCACAGGGCATTTTAATGACCTCACAGAAAATCATATTAAAGAATTAGGAATTATAATTTCAAGATAGGGGATCACTTTTTATTTTTGGAGTCCTATAATTACCTTGTTAAGTCTGGGCAATTATAGAGTATAGTATTAAGTATTTGGGGGCCCTAATTGAGAAATAGAAATAAGAAAATAAAAAAAAGAAAGAGAGAGGATTTTTCCTCTCTCTTTTATTCTGTATTCCTTATCTATAAACGCCGTTCACATTTAGATACACATACGCCATAACTGAAACAATCAAGATAATTTTTTCGCGCTGATCTGTCCATAGGTTTCCAATGGGCACATAAAAAGAAAGAGAGGTTATGCCTCTCTTTCTTTCCGTTCCGTAAATCACTTGAAATAAACGAAAGTATTTACCAATTTCATATTTATACTTCCTCCAAACCCGCCAAGTATTCGGCGACTTCGTCAAGTGATCCAAAGAAACGATTTCCACTAAATTTTACAGTAGCGCCCGAATGTTTTATACATTCCAAGACAAATTGTCCACCGTGTTTACAGGGCTTTACTTCAACCAACATTTCTCTATTAAATTCGGGGAGAAATTTAATTTTCGCGTTTGGAAATTGATCGGCATGTCTTTTCTCAACTATGATACGCTCATTCTCTGTAATCGCACGGATTACTGCTCCATGTTTAACCATGAGGGCTTCAAGCTCCTTGAAAGTCATTTTTCTACTCTCCTCTTTATAAGTCAAGACAAGTCCTTAGAATCGTATCCACAATTACAAGGGATATCTGTTAATACATAATCCCATCCAGTCCCCCAATGCGTAACACCCCATAAATAAATATCAAGTTCATCATGATAATAAAGAATTTCGTTTGTATAATCTTGAATTATTTGCGCACCTGAATCGGAAACAATATACCATTGAAAAACTTCTGGCTCTTCAATAATTTCTTCTTCTTCATAATCAAAGTCAAGGCCATTAACCAATTCCCATCCATAACCAATACCTTGTCCAAGTTCAAAAATAGAATTGCTTAGAACATGGTCAAAAGCTCTGGAGAAAGTATCATAATCAAGAAACCCGTGCTCTTTTCCATAATTGCTAATCTCATTGCCGCAAAAATATTTTCCTGCCAATTTTAATTGCTTTTTCATAATAATTGCTCCTTTATGAATTAATTTACAGTATAACCGTTGATTCCCTTGAAATACTCTAATCCAAATACAGAAATATATGCGCTGTCTCCGTTTCCATCTGTTTCAATGCTCATTGTATACATAGTGGCAACATGCCCAAGAATGAAGCAAAGAACAAGCATACAAATAACAATGATTTTTTCTTTCATGTTTGGCCCCTTTCTTGTTTTGTCTTTCACTGGTGTTTCCCTTTCATGCTTTTATCTTATCATTTATGAGGGCGATTTTCAATACTTAATTTTAGGTATTTTTTTCAACTTGATCTTGTGTAAAGAAAGATTGCTCCACGATTCTTGTTCTACCATGAGAGTATAGAGGGGCTCTGAATCTATATTTACAGATGCTACCTTTTTTTACTTGATACCCTATATGTTTCCATTGTTTGGAAGTTCTCAACTCAATGTGCGAAGGTATGTTATGATCTTTTTTATATTTCAAAGCTGAGATTGATTCAGAAAATATTGGAAAATTTTTACTCATTTTTGTATTTCTCCATTTCATAGGCTAAGGCTAATTCTTGAATAGGTGTATTTAGTGCATCTGCAATAGAAAGAGCAGTAAATAAAGAAGGTATTCTATTTTTTGTAGCATAGCCTCTAATAGTAGATCGTTCCATATTAAGGCGTAAGGCCAACTGTTGATAATTTGTCCCTTTTTCTTTGATGATTTTGTCAAGATTCTTTGCAAAATCTTTCTGCCAAGTATCAGCAAGATAATATACCATTATTATTTCTCCTTTTTGTCTTATAATTTCATGCAGTTTTATTCAAAAACAGAACAATTTGCTGTATTCGTAATTTCAGTAATTTGGGTGTTTTTTTCTTGAATAGTTCCTAATGCAATCAGCAATGCAATGCCAAGACAAAAAAGCCCAATACAAACGCTTTTTGTAATTTTCACTATACTTTTAAGATCAGATTCAGGGATATAATTGATTGTTTTTTGCATTGTTTTCGCTCCTTTTTAATTAAAATTGTGCGATGTATCCATAATTAGTAAAATTTCCATTCATGGATAAGGCTAAATCTCTTCCATAGCTCTCAAAATCAAAATATCTTTCAAATACTTCATTATTGCCAAACTCAATGCAACCACATTCAATAGCATAATAATAACCAAGGTCATAATCTGTGTCAACATCACTTAGTAAAATCCAGTTATTAGGGTCAGTCTCTAATATTTCAGAAACATCCCAACATTCACAAGCAGCAATAAAAATATCTTCGTCCCATTCTTCCAGCTTTCTTGTAAATTCGTTTATTTTTTCAATATCTTCATATTCTTTGAAATCGTTATCAAAATCAGTTTCCCAGCTTGTAAAAAAGTATTCTTCATATCCGATTTTATGTTCGTTCCCATCTTCATCATAATAGTTACATCCTATTTCCTTTAATACTTCCTGCAATTCATCGTCATAAATAGGAAACTCAATCCATTTTCCGATCAATTCACCTTCAACATATTTGCCCAAGTTTGTAATAAATCCTTTAATAGTCATGTTGTAACCCTCCATAGTTGTTATAAAATTATTTACGCCCCGTTAAAACCTTTTATTCACTTAATAGAGTAGCCGTTGATTCCCTTGAAATATTCTAACCCGAGTACGGAAATATATGCACTGTCCCCGTCTCCATCTGTTTCAATTTCCATTACGCTCATGGTGGCGATATGGCCAAGAACAAAAGAGAGAGCAATAGCCGCAATAAGAACAATTTTCTTTTTCATAGTTTCAGTTCCTTTTTTTGTTTCACAATTTTACGTGGGCGTTATTTTTCTTTCTGCCTTCGTAACCTCCGGGGCGGGCCGATTGCTTAGAAATCTCTTTCGAGAATTACTAAATGATCGCCTTTCTTCCAATGCTCAACCCAAAATGCGTTCTGGGTTCTTTCGTACCCGAGTTTTCTCAAATTCCGGGTTTCATGCTCTGCTTCTACGCTGTCATACACCTTCACAATAATTTCAGTCATTTTCTTTTCCTCCTGGCCTCTGGCCTGTCTGTTGTTGTCTTTCCTTTTGTGCTTTTATCTTATCATTTATGAGGGCGATTTTCAATAATTATTTTTAAGTATTTTTTCGGGATGAATCAAGAAATATATAATAAGGAGTTATATATGAATAAGGGGGGGAGGGGGGCAGATTTAT